GAGGTGATAGAGAGCCGCGTGTTTGGAATATTGCAGATGACTATTGCGTAAATCAAGACTTGCTTGACCAACGCATTGGTGAAAAAATTCCTGTAGGTTTGTTTGACAGCAAGTACAGAGGTTGGAGTGCCGAAGAAGTGTACGACGACCTAATGAAAAATGCTAAAAAGATCAGCATTGATGATTTAGAAAAAATGTTGTTAGACGAACACTTAGATGGTGAAGGCGATGATGGCGAAGGCGATGGCGAAGGACAAAAAGATGGTAAAGGTCGTCCTAAGTTAACTGAAGAAGAAAAGAAACAGATCCGTGACGAAATTAAAGAAGCTGTTATGGCTGCGGCACAGACTGTGGGTGCAGGTAATTTACCTAGCGGTGTTAAGCGTATGATTAAAGACCTAACAGCACCTCAGTTGGATTGGCGTACTTTGTTACAACAACAAATTCAAAGTACTATGCGTACAGACTACACTTGGGCACGTGCGTCACGTAAAGGCTGGGACATGGATGCTGTTATGCCAGGTAGTGATTGGGATAAAGAAATTGATATCTGTGTAACTGTTGATGCGTCAGGTAGTATGAGCGACGGTATGTTACGTGATATCTTAAGCGAAGTTAAAGGTATTATGGAAAGTTACACAAGTTTCCGACTACACTTGTGGAGTTTTGACACTGATGTATATAATGCTACTGTGTTTACTCCAGAAAACTTAGACGAAATTATGGATTGGGAAGTTGGCGGTGGTGGTGGTACTAGCTTTGAATGTAACTGGGAATTTATGCGTGATAACGACATTGTTCCTAAGAAGTTTGTGATGTTTACAGATGGTTACCCAGGTGGTGGTTGGGGTGAAGAAGAATACTGTGATACATTGTTTATTATTCACGGTAGTACTACAATTGAAGCACCGTTTGGTATTACAGCTTACTACGAACTTAGCAAGGAGCATGCTTAATGGATTCGACTTTACAATTTAGATTAGCTTGTATTTTTCTAGCGCAGGCGGAACAAGAACTACGTAAGGCCAATAACCCGTTGGCCAAAGAAATTAATCAATTCTTAGCGGGTGTACTTAAGGAGATGGAATCAAATGAGTGAACAGGATAACAACGATGAAAACAAACCAATGAAAGTTGTTTTTGCACAAGGTTGCTTTGATGACTTTGATGGTACTCAAGAAGAGCTCGATGAACTAATTGCTCAGATTACCAACATGGCTGAGAGTGGTGAACTGTTAGATAATAGTGTACCTGTTGATGAGTTTCCGGAAATTGAGGATGAAGTACTAGAACTACTCCCAATGTTAACCAGTGGCAATACGAGGCACTAAACTATGAAACTATTTGGACGGTCCGGAGGGTATTGGTTATTTTGGATAAGTGTGCTGTATCTATCAGCATGCATTGGTAATTGGTATGCGGTTCCTTGTGTTAGATATGAATATATTCAAATGGCATACGTTATTACATTAAGTTTACCATTATGGATTAGATCGTTAGCTGACTGGCTTAATATGAAAACAATCTGGGATATAGTATGAGTGCAAGCCGTTTAAAAGACCAAAAAGACTTTGATTTAGAACAAATTGTGCGTGTAATTGACTCTGCACTAGAGTCAGACGATCAACGCATTAAAGACGCCTTACGTGCGCTTATGACTATAACTGTGCTGTGTACAGCAGAGCACCCTGATCAAGCGATTAAAGGTCCGCTAGGTCGGTTACAAGAGGATTATAACAATCTAAGTCGTCGTTTAAGTAATGTAGAAGACGATGTACGTAAAATGCAATGGGATAATCAAAGCCGTCAAGTCGAGCCGTTTACTCCGCCTTACCAACCACCCACTAGTCCGTACGATCCACGTGTCTATCCTAACGATCCAACTAAGGTAAAGCCTATGTGGGAGTCAACATGGGGTGCAGGTGATGATCCCGGCTATAAAGGCGCAAGTTCCGGTATGCTTGCTGAAGACTTCATAAAAGAATTAGAGAAACGATAATGCCAACATATTGGAATGCAATACAGAAAATTAAACGTGTAGAAGCTATGGCAAATAAGATGGGTTTTGAATTTTCCGCTGGCCGTGATCTCTACATAGATAGTGGAGACTCTATTCACCTTATTCCCTTAGGTGATGCACTTCCGCACTACAGTCGTGGTGCTGAGATTTTTAGTGGGTCAGTTGAAGACATTGGCACGTGGTTAGAAGGTCTACAGTGGGCACGTAACTACGATGAGATGCTAAAACTTGGCAATGAAAAGAAACGTTCAGAACGTGAACAAGTTGAACGTAATCGACAACTGTTGCAAATGGTTAAGACTGGCAAGAAAGTTGAAGGTAAAATTGGTCTTGATATAATACCCTACGAATTCGATGGGAGGGTTACTGCCCAAGAGTACGAGGATGATATCCCATTTTAATTGACTTTTTGGTAAATTGATAGTATAATTACTATAATGAAACATGCAAAGAAAATTAAAATGAAGTTACGCAGTCACTATGTTCTGTTCAACAAGGATTTGCCTTTTAAGGCCAAAGTAGAACGCGACCGTACCAAGTACACACGTAAATCTAAACACCGTAAGGACTTAGAATGAAATTAACACGCGAAGATATCTTAGCTATTGCTAAGAAACATTGCATGGAATACGTGCATGAAACATTCTTACTTCGATTTGTTGAAGAAATTATTAAAGCAGAATCTGCAAAGAAATAATGCACTACGATCTAGAAGATGACATCCGTGCCGCACCAGAACTAGTAGCTAAGATTAAATCGCGTGACGATTATGCGCAGAACTTGTATGCAGCGTTCTGTAATATGCAGTGGCAAAAGACAGAAACATTTCCTATACTTAAAAATGATCTATGGTCAGTTAGCTGGCGTAGTGCGGGTGGCGTAGTAGCAGAAATACGCGGTCAAGGCGACTATATGGATTGGTACTGTAGTGGCATGGGCGGAATGGCCATATATGAATCTGATCGAGCGCAGGAAAATTGGATGACTACAAATAAATTTGTACCGGAAGCCACAGTAACAGAAGAAATACGCAACGATTTACATCAATTAGGATGGCACCCGGTGCCGTGGGAAGATTAGGAGAAAGCAATGTCAGTTTATCAAAGTTTTAGTTATAGTCCTACAGAGTTAGCAGAGCAAATGTCTAGTGCTACACACGACACACTTGCTTATCTATGGAAGTACAAATACATCACCACCGAACAGTATAATGAATTGTCGGGTAAAATAATGGTTATGGCTGTGCCAAACCGTAAAGGGTTTGGTAAGAAATTGTTAGAATACTTCTTTGGTGATAACGCAGATGATAATGCTTGGGTATTTCCTATTGTAGAAGTATCAACACACTATAAATCTGCTATACCAGAAAAGCCAAAGAATGTAACTAAACTTAATAGTAAACCTAAGTTAGAGGTTGTAGACAATGAAAAAACTACTTGATCTATTACTATTTGGTCATGAAAATACTAACCAATGGCTGTAGTTTTACAGCGCACAGCCCTTATCTAACTTGGCCATACTTGTTAGGCACTGATGCTGTTAAGAATATAGCACAGCATAGCGCAGGCAATCAATGGATATGCAATAGTACTATTGCAGAACTATCAGAAAATTCTTACGATCTAGTATTAGTAATGTGGAGTGGGTTAGAACGCTTAGACTATACAGTAGAAGAAGCTGTGTATCTTAAGTCTACAGGATTCAAATCAGTTAATAACTTTGGCATACATTATCTACACAATGAACAAGATGCTTATAAAAATCTAAGCGTAGACACAGGGCAACGTGAACGTGTGTTTAATAGTTTAATGCAGATAATCAGTCTACAAAGTTATCTGCAAGCCCATAACATTAATTTTAAATTTATGAGCTATATGAATTTTTGGGAAGATGTCTACAGGTTAGGATTTGAATATCTCGATCGTCAGATTGACTTCAGTCATTGGATATTTACTGATAATGATCGCAATGGCTTGTTCGAACTAAGTCAAGATAGTAAACTGTATATAGCAGATGGGTATCACCCTAATCAACAGGCGCATGAACAATGGGCAGAACTAGTCAGAAAGAATATTAATGCTTAAACACGGTGAAGTTAATCCCTTAAATGTACACGGGCTTCGTGAGTTATCATGGTGCCCGCCTCACTTTGAACAAGTAAAGTTCGAATTGTGGGTTACTGAAAAAATGATCAGCAGTTGGATCTACGAAAACCTAGTAGGTCGTTTTTATATAGGTCCCACTGATGACGGTGGCAAACGTCAGATCATGATAGGTTTTGAAATTGCCAGTGAAGCTACTTACTTTAGCCTATACCTTCCTCAGATTAATACCAACGATTACTTCTAAGAAATTTTACCATCGGTCATTTAGTTGTTAAATAAAATTGTCCCCTAAGGAGAATTTATTAAATGGCGAAACAAGAACAACCACAAGAAACTACTGCTGAACAAGCACAAACTACAGCACCTAGTTTAACACTACAAGATCTAGTGCTAGTTGCACAGATCATTCAAATTGGCAGTCAACGCGGCACATTCCGTGCTGAAGAATTAGCTGATGTTGGTACGTTATATACCAAACTTATCGCTTTCTTACAAGCGACTGGTGCATTAACACCAGCAAAAACCGAGGAAACTAAAAATGATTAAGCACGTTGGCAAACACAATCAACGCAAGATCGCAATTGTATATCGTAAAGTACCAGATGAAGGTCATATGGCTCTAGTAATGTACACAGACAATCTACCAATGATGGTACATGATGAAGCTATGAAAGTATTAGAAAGCGAAGTAGGTCAGAATGCTAAGGAATTAGCAGATGCTCTATTCCGTCATATTATGCCAGATGGTACTAACTGTCTACAGCATATTCACAAAGCTGGTTACCTAAAGAAAGTTCCGTGTAACCAAGTTATTGTTACCCCAACTGCAAAATCAACAGTACGTTTGGATGAATTAAATGACATTTTAGATAAACTAGAAGCAGGTGGTGAAGCAGCGCAACGCTTAGATGACATTGATAAAAATCGTGGCATTAAAGGTGTTAAACAACAAGGCCGTGAACTTGGCATGCCTGCAGAACCGTTTACAGGTACCCCAACTACATCAGCCGACGTAGCAGGTGTATTAAGCGATTCTGAAATTGCTCAACAGCGCATTGGTCAAGCTACTCGTATGGAAGCAGAAGCTAAAGGTTTATTAGCAGAAGCAAAACGTCTTAAAGCAGAAGCAGCAAGTTTAAAACCTGCAACTGTTAAGAAAGCAACACCAGCCAAAGCTAAAACAATAACACCAAAGGCTACAGATGGCAGAGCAACCAAAACCAAAAAAGCCACAGCGTAAGAATAGTAAGAAAATTACATTGAGCAAAAATAAAAGTTGGAAAGATATAGTCGAAGGGGTTGATAAGAAAGAAGTACCTATTCACATACTACAAGAAATTGAAGTAAAATTAATAGATGGCACTAATATCAGCATTGACGTTAAAAGACTAATTGAAGATGGAATGGACCCAATAGCTATTGAGGAATTATTAGACCTTAAGTTTAATGAACTTGATGCTTATATTGATAACGTTGATTTCTTAATCGACATTGCTAAAGTGGTAGATACTATCCAACCAGAAACAGACAAGGTACTTAAAGGTCTATGATTTGTTCAATTCTCGCTAGCACTTCCCTAGGGGGCATAGGCAATCGTGGTACATTGCCTTGGCCAAAACATAAAGAGGATCTTTCCTGGTTTAAAGAACATACTACTAATCAAATTGTAGTTATGGGACGTAACACTTGGGAGGATCCAATGATGCCCAAACCCTTACCTAATCGCATTAACTATGTAGTCAGCAGTCGTCACGTGGCTAAAGAATACCAACATCAGGTACGTTGGATTCCTGGCAATCCTGTAGATGCTATTAAAGAAATACAAAAGGCCAACTCAAAACAAGATGTATACATCATTGGTGGTCAGAAATTATATGAAGCCACTGACAATATAGTAGAACGTGTGTACTTAACACGTATGAAAGGCAATTATTGGTGCGACACCCGTATTAACTTAGAACGATATCTAAGCTGTTTTCGTATTATGACTGTCCGTCCGGGCACTAATTGTACCTACGAAATATGGGATCGTGTACTTTTTTAGGTTGACAAACCATAGCATATCTGCTATAATAATACAATGAAAACTTATCTCAATTCTCTAAAATTTGTTTTAGACAACGGCACTGTACGAGAAGATCGTACAGGCACAGGTACTATTGGCGTGTTTGGCATGCAATCACGCTATGATCTAAGCAAATCCTTCCCCGCAGTTACTACTAAGAAACTTGCATTCAAAGCCTGCTTAAGTGAACTATTATGGTTTATCGAAGGCAGTGGCGATGAACGTAGACTAGCAGAAATACTATACGGTGATAAACTTGAACACCGTAAAACTATCTGGACTGATAATGCTCTGTCTAAATATTGGATTTCTAAATCTAAATATCAAGGCGACCTAGGTCGGGTGTATGGAGTACAGTGGCGCCATTGGCGTACACAATTAAAGCGTTGGATTAGTTCAAGCGAAAGCGAACCTGTAGAAGTTGATCAACTATTACAGTTAATAGAAGGCATCAAACAAGACCCATACGGTCGCAGACATATCCTAACAGCATGGAACCCAGGCGAGTTAGATCAAATGGCCCTACCTCCATGTCATTGTTTTGCACAGTTTTACGTAAGTGCAGATAATAAGCTGTCGTGTCAAATGTATCAGCGATCATGCGATATGTTTTTAGGAGTTCCTTTTAACATAGCATCCTACAGCCTGCTAACGCATATGGTGGCCCAAGTGTGTGGCCTTGGGGTAGGCGAGTTTGTTCATGTACTTGGTGATGCACACATATATTTGAATCATGTAGATCAGGTAAAAGAACAACTTTCACGTGAGCCCTTACCTGCACCACAACTTTGGATTAACCCAGCAGTTACAGATATTACTAAATTTACTATGGAAGACTTTAGACTAGATGGATACCAAAGCCTTGCACCAATCAAAGCCCCAATGGCGGTATGAACGCCCCCACCGTGTACGCTTCTTTGTAGATAGTATACACGCCAATGACGCTACCCGTAAACATGCCAATGAACTCTATTGGGATATGGCTAAGAAGTTTAGTCTAACTCCTGTATATCAATGGGTGGAAGAAAATGGTATTGACCTACAGTATACCGTAGATGATCGTGCGCAGGATTGGCACAAACAGATTAGATTCTACGGTGACTTGACAGAAGCACAATATGTAGACTATGCACTTAGATTTTTCGATCATTATAACGAGGCATGGAAATGAAAATATATAAAAACAAATACAAAGACCATTGGTTAAGCCCTTACACAATTTGTGAAAAGATTTGTTTTTGGCGCGAAATCGATTACGATGAGCCTTGGGTTGTACGTGTTAACAAAGTACTAAGCCCTGTATGCAACCTGTGGCGTAACTTCTTAGATATTGTAGATCCTAAGATTGATTATGTTAAGATCGACCAATGGGACACCTGGTCAATGGACAGTACACTAAGTCCTATCATCCTACCTATGCTTAAGCAACTTAAAGAAAGTAAGCATGGTGCACCATGGACAGACGACGAAGATGTACCGGCACGCTTACGTAGCACAACCAAAGCGGCAATCAAAAGTAAAAAGAATTCATGGGATACTGACTGCAATCATTTCAAACGCTGGGATTGGATCATGTCTGAAATGATCTGGGCGTTTGAACAACTGTGTGACGAAGACTCAGATGCACAGTTCCACACCGGTGAAACGGATATTGAATGGAAAGTAAGTGAAGAGGATGCTAATGGCAAACCTCTACTATGGGAAATGGCCAAGGGTCCTAAAGACACTCGCAAGTTTGACAAGAAAGGTTACATGAAACATCACGAACGTCTACGTAACGGTACACGCTTATTTGGCAAGTACTATCAAAACCTTTGGGATTAAGGAGAATACTATGGCATCACTTAAAGACTTAGTTAAGCAAGCACTAGAAAAGAAACAAGCAGAACAACACGGTGTTAACACAGATCTTACTGTTGATACTGGCAAAGGTGCACCTAAAGGTAAAGTAACATCAAATAAACCTGCTAAGAAATCAGCCGGAAGAGGACGTTAATGAAATACTTAATCACAGGTGGTGCTGGCTTTATCGGGCACAATGTTGCACGTTTCTTAGAAGCCCAAGGACATGAATGTATTGTTGTAGATACATTTACTAACTACGGTTTTATTCCTACTAACGAAATTACCTATCTATCTTCTAATAGACAAAAACGCTACATCAGCGAAACATATAAAGTTGACATACGTGATCAACAGAGATTGAACAGCCTGTTTGATACTAATCAACCAGATGTGATTATACATATGGCTAGCTTTCCTCGTCAGAAAGTAGTTGAACAAGATCCTGCACTAGCCAGTGAAGTAATGAGCACAGGTCTTATCAACTTATTAGAGTTAGGTAAAAAGCATAAGGTTAAGAAGTTTGTGTATATTAGTTCTAGTATGGTTTATGGTGATTTTACTACTGACGTGACTGAATCAGCTCAATGTAATCCGCAAGGACAATACGGTATTATGAAGTATATGGGCGAGAAACTTGTAGAAGACTATAGTCGACGCGGTTGTTTCAATCACGTTATCATTCGCCCAAGTGCTGTATATGGTGAGTGGGACGTTGAGGATCGTGTGGTAAGTAAGTTTGTTACTAAAGCCATGCGTGGCGAAACACTAAAAGTAAATGGTCCCGACGAAGTATTAGACTTTACCTATGTAGAAGATACTGCAATGGGCATTGTACTTGCTGCAACTAAAGATATCGCCAATGGTAATATCTATAATATTACACGTAGTGAAGACCGTCAATGGACCCTTAAAGATGCTGCAGAACTTGCAGTTAAAATTGCAGGTCAAGGCACATTAGAAATAGCACCCCGTGATTTAAGTTTCCCTAAGCGTGGTCGTTTAGATATTACACGTGCTGTAAAGGATTTAGGTTATAACCCGCAGGTTAATGTTGAAGAAGGATTCCGTAGATACTACGAATGGTATAATCAAAATCCTGTTCTTTGGCGCAAATAATTAATATTTAGAATTGTAATAATCTTTTAACCAGGTCCAATCGTAGGTTAACATTAACTTATCATAATTGCCATCGACTTGTTCGTAGTATTCTTTGGCATCTTTAGACCCTAAGATGCTCCATTCTGCGTTTAACCCTTCTGCTTCATTTAGCCAAGTATCTAAACGGTATTGACTTTCTATACTGTTAGTTTTCTTAACGTCATCAATTAACTTAATAACTTCTCTAAAAGCAGTACGCCAGGTCATTAAGGGATCTGAATTGTAATACGCAGTACCGCTGGATATAGGAACTACTTCGTGTGGTTGACTTAGAGTAAAATCAAGATCTGTAGTTTCAGTTGCTAATACCAATCGCTTATTATACGCAACCATGGCCATATGCCCGTATCGTAATCCATTTAGCGGATTATCAGCATAAAAAATATAATGTTTAGGCTCTTGTAAATAGTCAGGTTGCCAAGACCAATCAAACTCCGGATTAACTTTAAGTTTAGCTGGTACTTTAAAGAACCATTCCGTATCACTCATCTCTGCAGCAACTTTGAATGCGTTGTCTCTACCATTGATATTCTGCACACGTTTAACCTTCTGGTTAGAGGAGGTAGATAAGTGTTCATATAGCTGATCAGCATTTGTCTCACCGTTGCTGATATAGATAATATCAAGATTTTTATCGCCTAAAAACCAGTCTTTTTGCTTCAAAACATACGGATAATCATAGATTTGATGCTTTAAATGTGCGGAAATTTCACGGGGTACTAACGATACGCTGTTTGCTCTGTTAAAGGTGTGTACACTTCGGTCTCGCCATAATATAGGCGCAAAGTTTATAGTAGTATCTATATCACGTTTGAACAGTACATATGGTGTGTCGAACTTAGTAGCCTTAACTACGTCTATTAGATCATCGCCGGTATACGTTACAGTAGGGGGAGTTAAGCGTGATACCCCTGGGTAATGCCAATTAACTTCCTTATACCATTCTAATAAAGGTATGTCCTTTTGTTGCTCAAACTCACTCACGTTAACTAAGAATGTGTCACCAAACTTTTCGTGATCGCTGTGCCAGCAGTGTAGTTGATAGGCTTCCCATGGAACAGGCTTATAGTCAAAATCAAAATTACTGTAGTCACAAACACTTGATATCACCCAAGCGTAAGGGGTTCTACAACGTGAAATACAGCGTTTTAACGTGTCTAAGTGATTATCGTAGTATCTTACCACACGAGCATGCGGAAAGCGTAGTACAAGGTCTTGTACATTAGCGTCATTGCCGCCCATGTCCATGATGAAGATATCAAACATCTAGTTGTTCTACTTGGATGCCGGAATTACGAAGAAAAGTGATCCCACTATCATCCCTGTAATTAATTGCGTAGTAGACATGCTTAATACCTGATTGATAAATGAGTTTGGCGCAATCGAGGCAAGGACTATGTGTAACAAATAAAGTTGCATCGAGGCCAGACTCACTACTCCTAGCGAGTTTCGCAATAGCGTTCGTTTCTGCATGTAATACCTCCGGTTTAGTTTTAATAGTTCCATCTTCTAATTCAAGTTCACAATTGTTATCCCACCCTGCTGGCATCCCATTGTAACCAATTGATATAATTCTGTCATCTTTGACAATAAGGGCTCCCACTTTAAGTCTACGTGCTGTGCTTAAATTACTGTAGATGTGTGCGGCCCGCATGTGTGCTGTTTGATACTTAGGCTTCATTATAATAATTCCTAAATTGATCTGCAATTACCCGAGTCCAGGGCATTGCGTCTAATTCTCTTATGTGATAATTGTAATGAGTAGGGGCTTCAAATATCTTATTAGTATCTGCATACCGACTTGTTGTAATTGTGTCCATCCAAACTACAATATCCGGGTTAAAGATATTTCTAAGTTTATGTGTAGGACAAACAAAGTCTGCTACTACAATGTTATTCATAGTCTCTGCATTGCGAGCAAACCTGGCCATACGTTCTGCTTGTCGAATTCGCCCTTCTTCTGAAAAGTCCCAATCGTTAAATGCTTCACGCATCCGATCAGCATTAAACCACTCAACACTACGACCAACTGCTTTGATATCTTCTACTAGTTTTTTTGCAAAGGTACTTTTACCACTGCCAGGTAATCCCATTACTAGAATTCTCATTTGAAGTCCTTGTCTTTATATTTGTCCCAATACTCTTTTGGATTAGTATATTTTAACATAAAATCTTCAGGATTGCAATATTGCAGATTAAAATCATATGCTAGTTGCCTATGCCAATCAATGCCAAAATGTGCACCGTCACGAGCTTTAGTCCATGCCACTGTATTATATACAGTACGCACTGTATCATCCCAGTTAATGCTTAATAATTTAAACTTATAAACTTCCTGTAGTAGCTGTAAGATTGTTTTATTTTTTGTTTGATTGTTATAGGCCGTATTATCTTCGTATTGTAGATTATCCTCTTCCATAGTCCATGCACCATTAAACACAGCACCGTTCTCGTATGTTTCAAATCTAAATAGACTTGGCCACATGACTGCTACAATTGAAGGTTTAATAATAGGAATTAGGTTAACTGCCAATCTGGCCACAGTATCAGCGCCGGCGCCACCCAGTCCTGCATTGTAAACACTATAATCAGGAAAATAATCACGACCAAATTGTTCCGGCCAATTATCCTGTTGTGGAACTCCTACTCCAACAGTATGACTACAGCCGAACGTAAGAATTATAGGATTCATTCCATTGAGATCAAATTCGCAACTTCTGAAACCGTGTGAATTATATTTGTAGGTAAAACTATCAGCACGCCAATTTGGATGTCCTTGGTGTCTAGTCCCTTGTATATTATTAAATCGTTCTTCACTGTCTAAATCAGACAGGCTAAACGCCATCTCTTGATCACGGGGGTATGTGCCAAGATCTAATGTACTACCTAAAGCCCAGTAATTATTTTGAGTTGTCATTTTTAATTTTGCGCTTTAACACGTTTTCTTTTGATTGAGGGAACCAATGTATATTTTGCTCACGTCCGTTCGGACATACATCACATTCGGGTATTGGTTGAGCTTCAGTACGTTCAAAATAATCTATATCTTCTTGGGTTGCAGTTTTTAAATCGATCGGTTTATAATTTAAATATTTTTGCCAGTCCGGGTCATCTAACTGATTAGTTTCTGTTAGTACTTTAGGCAATGCTAATAACCTAGGGCATTTGTATAGTTTACTGTCTATGGCCGCCGCACAAAACGGACTAATACATCCTATCTTAAAGGAACCATCTGGGTCGTTAGTAGCAAAAGGTTTTATTTTACCACCGACCATTTTAAACTGTGCTTTAAATCCGTGTTCATGAAACGTATGCAACATAAAATCAATCTTATTATCAGGAATATCATAATGCATATCATGTATCTTGTGTATACGGGGATGACTTAAAAAATATTTTAAATTTTCATAATATTTTTGTGCTTCTTTACTATCTGCAAATCCTGCCAAATGATCATCAATTGATAAACGTATATTACCCACTTCTAAAAATAAATCAACGATGTCGTCTCTAAATTTGTGTATCAGTAATGCATTTGTACTAATATTAATAATTGAATTTGGAAAAAGTTTTCTAACATGCCGTGCCATAGGTACTACTTTTTCATGCCAATACAGTGTAGGTTCACCGCCGACTAATGTAATCATATTAGTAACATCGTCGACATAGTTAGCAAAATTAGAAATAGTTTCTAAAATACTTTCTATACTTGGGTCGTAGTCTTTATGAAAAATAATGTCCGAACCACTATTGCACCCCTTACAGGCCAGGTTGCATTTAAACCCATAATAAAAATTCATTATTTGAAGTTTAATTTTTTTCATGAGCAGACTTTAACCCCGTATAACTGTTCAAATCGATCTGCGTCTGCACGATCGTTAACCATTGGTTCGCCACGGATGTTTAAACTAGTATTAAGTAGCATAGGACACCCCGTCCACGTAAACCACTGCTCTAAGAGTTGTCTAATTCCTGAGCCATCATTTGGCACAGTTTGTACTCGACTTGTTCCGTCAACATGTACAATAGCAGGAAACAGATCAGGATGCTTACAGCGAGCTACGGTCTGCATATAAGGGCTACGATCCCACCCAACAGGCATATCGAAGTATTCGTGTACTAGCTCTTCGAGTATAACTGGTGCAAATGGTCTAAACTTTTGTCTACGTTTAATTTCATTTACAGTATCCTTGATCTCGGGTCCTCTAGGGTCTGCTAATAAACTACGATTACCAAGGGCTCGCGGACCAAATTCAGCCCGCCCACTCGCCACGCCACAAATCTTATTTGTGGTTAACTCGGAAATGATACTTTTAGTAGGGTAAGGACCACCAATATCGTAGCCAAGGAAAGCGTCTTTCCAAACCAATCTTCTGCCCACTGCCATTGCAGCCGCGCCAAGGCTAGACCCAGCATCGCCGGGATTAGGCATAATCCAAATGTTATCAAAGTATCCCCCTAATATTTTATTTGCACTACAGTTAAGTGCTACACCACCACAATAGACTAAATTACTGTTTGGTGCTAAGTCGCTGGCCTTCATCATAATTGTTGCTATTAAATCTTCTGTAAGTTCTTGTGCAGCTCTGGCAGTGTCTTCATCTGACCAGTTACCTTTGATTTTGCCCGGTAGGCCAATGTGTAGGTTATGTTTAAAGATCATTGCTACTTCATCTTCTATTAGACTAGCTTTAAGATTATCTGCCTGAAACCAATTTGGTGCTCTGCCCCATCCAGCCATACCCATCAAGATATATTCTTCATCTAGAGGTTTAAGCCCCACACTTTTAGTAAACGCACTGTACATCAATCCAATACTGTGTGGGTATTTTTGTCCCCAAACTTTATTGTACTGTGCATAGCCTTGTTCGTCGTAGTGTGCTGACCAAATACTAATAGTATCCCATTCACCAATGGCATCAATGACTACCACAGTGGCTGTGTCAAAGGTACTTGTTTGAAATCCCGCTGCCGCATGACTAAGGTGATGATTATATGATTTAATAGGTAGCTTATGTAGGTTAAAATCAGGTAGCTGTTCTTTTATTAATCCCTTAACAGTCCACGGAGTTTTAAGTTCACTATACTGGCCAGCATACAGTTGACGAGTCTTTTTAACCCACGGACGCTCATAGTAGGCAATACTGTCTATAGGGCCGTACTTAAGTGCGTCTTTAATCAGTTTAGGATGTAAGTTACTGTCGTGTTTACGTTTGCTGTAGCGTTCGCTATGCCCAGCAAATAAGATCTGACCTTGGTCGTTGATTAATGTTACAGCGGCATCATGGAAGCCGGCCGATATACCTAAGATGTTCATATATTAAATTTGCTGCCTCAATGTGTGCTTCTTCTCGCGGATGTGTTGTTGCGAAAGGAAACTTATTATCCTTTGCCCAAGTATAAAATCCTTTATGGCCAGAGAACCAATACCAATTATTTAAATTAAGTTGTTGCTGTAATGTTTTAATGCTAATATCATCTAGATGTTTATTAACATTATCTATTAGACACTCGTCTACTCCCAAAAACAAATAAGGTATATTACGTAATTCTAAATATTGTTGTAGTAGCACAATATCTAATAGACTATGGTAAACTTCCCAATACTCGTATCCGCCAATCTTACTGTAAAATACACGAGCAAAATCACTTATACCCAATGTTTGTTCACGCTGTAATTTATCTAGATGGTGTTGAAATACTATAGGATTATCTATTTGAAAATCTTTTTTAATAGTTTTTTCTGCATTATCCGAAACACTCCAAGGACTGATCTGTTCCCAACTACTATTAAAATTAAATTCGTATCTGCCAGGGAAACTCCAGGTAACTATTACTTGCTCAATATCGAGATATTGATCGCATGTATTCATTACACTGCGCCTAATTGCACTGTTACTGTATCCAGGTTCTGCAGCGCACACATACTCTAATCCCATATCTCTGGCTATTAATGCTGTGTAAGTATGTTGACTGGGCACTTCTTTAGGTGGTGCAGTATCGCTTAAGATAAAACAATCAGCAAGCTCGCTACCGTAAGTGAAACTATCGCCACCGGCTATCAGACATCCCATCCCAATCCCTTCATATGGTTGTAAACTTTGTCTGCTACCATTTCATGACCACGATCTAAGAAATGTTTACGAGGACCTATTTCACTACCGTAGGTCCATTCCATCATAGTGTCAACCGGCCAACCTACATAAAATCTACCGTCAATTTGATCTAATAAATCTTTGTTGACTTCGGCGGTACGATTGTTTACTTGGTGATTGCCAAAACTATCTAGCATCAAATATGGTTTATTATTGGCCTTAAAGAAGTTTTGTATTAGAATAATGTTTAGCAAATATTGTCTATACAAATAGTCATCATTATGATGGCGACTAAAATAATCAATTATTTCCCAGCGCCAGTCGGCCCACCCTCTATGTGGCAAATGGCCACCGCCCGGCCATAAGTCGTAGAATCCGGCTTCGTCGGCCATTTCAATACGTGCAAAATGACTCCAGGCAATGATAGCCATGTCGTAATTATTAACCTGCTCTACACAATGTCTAACCATACGAGTGTTGCCGCTACCGGGTTTGGCTAGATTGGTAACTTCATAACCTAACTTAGTGCCTAAAAGAAAAGGCCAGGCGTTGTTTAAATCGCTTAGTTCTTCACCGTATGTAAAACTGTCACCTACTGTAAGTAATTGCATTATTTGTAAATAAATGGATCTCTTTTACGCAATTCTTTCAACTTCTTACGATATGCTATTTCTAACTTGATACGATTAATAATGTTTTTTAACCAATTCATTAAATTTCTCCTTAATTAATATAGAGGCTGCCAAATGTGCATGTTCCAATGGATGTCCATCTGGTCCTATATTGTACTTATTTTCAACTGCCCATTGATAAAAGCCTCTTGGTTGTTGTGTTTCACCTGGTTCTGTACCCGCTGGGAATAAGTACCAATGGTCCCAGTTGGTTTTGGGGTCTAATAACTCTATTAAACAGTTGTCTACACAGGTAAACAAGTAAGGCACATTGTGGTATTCGCAATACTGTTGAAACTCTAATATAACCCTAGGACTGGTATATACAGTATCTCTACTAGGCCAAGTCCAACACACAACCACTGCTTTAGGCAGACCTTGTTGTAACTCTGCCCTAGCACGTTCTGCAATCTCATAGTTACCTATGCCAGGATAGGCAGTACAGATATAATTATCACCTGCTAATAATGCAGTAAATGTATTACGACTGTACCCATTTGGTCCGCAATGCGGGCTATCTTGTAGCTCACTGCCCCATACCATACTATCGCCACTGACTACTACTTGCATGGGCCACCAATGATTGCTATTTGTCTATCAATGAAATCTGTATCAGCCCACGTGTAATTATATTCTGCATAGGCATCTTTAGTTTTTATACTGTGAACATCTAAATGAGTTTCTAATAATGCCCAGATAGTTTGATAATCTTCTGTGTCAAAACTACGCAATAAATTAACTTGTCCCACCTGGGGATGCCCAATGGTTAATGTTTTATCGTTGGGATTAAATCCGTTAGCCTCTAACCAATCTTTAAATTCTTTAAGTTTGATTTTTTGCCACTCATAGTTACCGGGATTATTTGCCCATTCAATATCAAAATCTCCCGCTGCTTCTGTTTGGCTACGCAAGGTACTGGTAGTTAACTCACTTATACGACTGTCACGACCTTCATCACTGAATACTTCCCAATGATGTTTGCCTACTGCTTTGTTGACTCCAACAAACACACCGCCCAGTGGACGATTAATAGTGTTGACCCCAAACAACTCATAGTCACTCTCTTCTAATACAAATCGTGGAGCATGTAGCCAACACATTAATTGACTAGGGCGCATCCATTCCGGTGCGTGTAGTTCTTTTCGGTAACTTAATGCCCAAGACTCAAATTCATGGCATAATAGATTAAGCTGACGAATATGCCACCGGGTAGTAGGGTCTGCATTGGTATAGTGCAGACTCATCTGTCCAGATACCCCTTGTAAATCTTCAAAGTATCTATGTAAGTGATTTAATTTATCATGAACAATATTACGTATTGCCGGTTCGTCACCAATTGGATCATCTGTTAAACAGTTATCCATCGAAAAGTAATCATCAATTTGATAACCAAGATTGGCCTGATTGATTGCAGTAATACTCTGGTTAACTTGATTTAAAATGTACCAACCATTGCGAGGGCTGTTAGCAAACCCAAAGAAACAATAGTTCTTTTCTAAGTGATAGTTATTATCTATTAGATGAGTCAGAGCATCTAGCCACTTATGACTTAGACTATTATCAAATACATCGACGTAAATAGTTAAACGACTGTCGCCGCCGCGCAAGACAATTTCAATTGTGTCAATTAATTGATTTGTACCACTCATATACTTCAGGTCTCATTGATAATATGTCAGCCATGGTATATTCATCACCACGGATATGCTCTAATTGTAGCACACGTTGCTTGCCCTTGTCAAGTGCAGATTGCCAAGTGTTGGGGTATTCCTCTTGGAAAGTAGGTCTGGTTTTAAGCTGTATTAATATGTCACTCAGTGAGTTGTGTAGGGGACTACCCAGTATTTCGTCTATCCAATGATGTAATATATCCTTAGGTAGGGCCAATGGCGACATAATAATATCAGGACTAAAACTAAAGACTACTTTGGCAAGAACATCTACATCCAATTCTTCAGCAAGGCGGCTAATGTTGGCGACTTCGAACATTCCGGGCAATGTGAGAGTGAAGTCAATGCGCATTTGGCGTCGGTGACTTGCGATTCTAACTCCTTGACGGAAGTTTGTAAGCCATGAATTATAGTCAAGTCCTGTTCTAATATACTCACCAATTGGTCCTGTTCCGTCGAGACTGGCACAGATTTGCCAATCACGTAGCCCAGATAGAATGTCCCTATAGAGATTGACGCCGCGATAGTCGACACGGCTAAGATTTGTATTGTACCTTGCGTAAACACGTTTACCATCTCCTAGTTCAACAATGCGCTTCATATAGCGCCAATGTTGTTCGTACATTAGTGGCTCCCCGCCTACCCAATATACTTCTTCTACTTGATGACTTTCTACAGCACTCGCAAACTCTTGTTCTATTTGACTGTCTTGAAAAGCAGTAATCTGTTCTTTGATTTCGGGCTTCATCCAATTGTTCTTTGGATTCGACCAATTGATCATATTATGAGTGCGCTGTTCTGTTTCCCAGGCGCTGGATAACATATCTCCACACATACGACATTTGAAATTACATAGGTTACTAAAGCGATAATCCCAACTAACAGGACGAAGTGTAGTAGTTCCGTCTGGTTGGGTATTCTCTACTATACTATCATACTTATGAGCAAACATTTGATCAAAATAACTACGGTAAACGCTTGTGTTTAATAATTTGTCATTACATACTTCACACTCAGGTAAGGTCTCGCCGGCCATCATACGGCGGCGAACACTTTTCATGTGTTCGCTGTTCCAATGCTGTTCAAGTGTGATAGGAATATACCGACCAGTGCCGGCACTGGTGTCAATGTACTGTTCAAAGTTCTGTGCAGGCTCGCGACTAGCACAACACAATCTGCGTTCAGTCTGAGGACTTAGGTATGTGTGTACCCACGGTGCTAGACACAAAGTCTGTGGTTTAGGTTGCATGTATCCACTCCAATGTTGGAGTAATAAATTCAACGTTAACTCCATTTAATACCTGAGCTCTATCATAAAACTTATTGTAATTATGTTTAATTTTTTGTTCTGTTAGTGGATCTAAATATCCGTTACAATCGAAATTTATAATATTATTGTAGACAATTTCTAATCTATCTTCAAAAAACTCTTCAACGTCGTAACTTTCATCAAACAAATGCCCGTAGGTTTCAAATCCCAATGAGCGTAGATGTGCTAGTGTTCCCTTCATCCCCAACGACATAAATGGATGTTGGTGTGCTATAGGTTTATATGTCTTTTCTGTAATAAACAAGTCAGCAGGACAATGTTCGTCCGATTTAAGCCCTTGTTGCTCTTTTATCAAATCTGCACAGTCAAAATAAGTTTCAACAGCCACAGTAAAATATGTGTCATCATACCATTCAGATTCGAATTGTCTATCCCAGCCAATACGTGCTACTGGATTATCCTCTTTAGTAACTAAAGGTTTTCCATTGCACCAGCGTTCAACATAACTCCAAGTGGCGCGATCTAATACAGGTTCAAATCGTTCAACGATTGCTGTTCTAAATGGCTTGCTACGTTTAATTGGCATGAAAAACAAATTATTGTTTGTACGATTTGGTACATAGTTTTGATATTGAAAATTCTTATCGCAGGTATACCAAAGACTTTCATTATACCAAAACCAATTTGGTACATTGATAATGTTCTTCCATCCATAAGCATGCGAATTCTTGCAACCCAATACTACTAAAATATTATCTAAATACGGCTGAAAATCACGTGCTAGTAAGAATGGGCGAGCTTCCCATAAGTTTGCTAAAATTACTCTGAATCCGTCAGACAAGAATTTAATTAGAATATCGTTATTAAAAAATTCCGGGCGTGACACTACTAAGATATCTGTATCTTTATTATATGTTTTAGTATTATTATAGACACTTAGATCAAACTCTGTTTGCAGTATCCATTCTAGGTAACTACTGTTCAGATCTGTCCAACCAACCCTGACTAAATTTATTTTACTCATAGCCCATAGCCTTGGCCATCTCAGGGTGTGTGGTTAAAAAACTTTGATCGCGGTATTCATCTGCCAGTTTCATATTGCGTAGGAATTCTTGGCCGTCACTGCTTTGACCGTTTCGAATAAACTTAATAATACGTAGAATTTCTGCACGATATTTAGGATGAACTTGTATATTAGTTAATTTATCAATGACTAATTCTTGTGCATCTGCAGTCATACGACTAATACACATGTGCCATGGATCGTGTAACATATTAAAGTAGATATGATCAAAAGTCTGTTTTTCAATCCATGCACATATCTCTGGAAGATAGTAAACATTTTGTACATTAACTGTCAGACACAGTTGTGTAGAAAATTTATTGCTACGCATACTGGTAAATCTACTTAGATTTTCTTGTACTTCAGACCACAACGCACCATATCGTTCATATTCAAATCGCTCTTCTGTGTTGTCAATTGAGAGTGCTACCTCTACCTGTTTAAAGTGACTCCACAGGTGATGTTGTTCAGGGAATACAGTGCCGTTAGTATTATAATGAATTTCAATGTTTTTAGCGTAACCATGAGACACAGCATACTCTAATAGATCAAAGTGTTGTTGAATAAGAAAAGGTTCACCACCAGTGAACTCGAGATACTTAATGTTTGGTAAAAGTTGCTTTAGATTGTCCCAAAATATTTCGCTTTCTCTAGGCCAAGCTCCCTGTTTCATCCATATGTTTGCAATATGATCTTTTCTGTGTTCTTTAGGAACATAGTCTAATTCTTCTCTAGCCCACTTACTACTTGACCAGCTACCGCAGATACGACATTTAAGGTTACAGATATTACCCAGCTTAAGATCAATAAACCACAGTTGATTAGGGTTAGTATTTGTCCAATCTACACTGTCATAGTACTCCTTTAGTCTTATACGACTGTTCATACGTTTACTAGTACGGCCTGCGGCTTCTTCATCCCAACAACGCTGACAGGTTTCTGGCTTATTGCCTGCAAGGAACTCTGAACGTAATGCCTGCATGTATTCGCTATGATATATTTCTTCTAAGGTATTTTCGCGTAGACTATATTTGGTACCGTCGGGCTTTGTAATCTCATCTACAGCAAGACAGCAAGGGCGAGCGGTGCCTATAGGACTAGTTTCAATACTAATCCACGGTAGCATACATATTTTCTCAGGCAACATACTGTCTTAGATCCTTATACTCTGTAAACACATCTTCAAATCTTTCTTTTCTATACTGATCATGTATATCGTTTACACGAAAAAACTCTCGAAGCAAATGGCTATTATCGTTAGCATTCATAAAGTGTAGCATACCCTCATAACCACTAGTGGCACGTTGTAGGTGATCTTGTGGGCGTAGCCAATCAATATGTTCTTGCACTTTAGCTGTTACTTGTTCTTTATACCGGTGTGGCAGAATATCAATACGATCGCGGTCAGGACCTTGCAAGATATTAACATTCCAATCCTGTGCTCGTAAATAGCCTCGATCAACCCAATTACGATGAAAATCTGTTACATGATTAGCATTATAAAGACTTACCGTTGAGCTAACATAAAAGTCAGTGTTGGGGCAACGTTTCATCATTTCTTCACGATTACGCTCAATTTGATCCCACTTAGTACCTTTACGTATATATTCGCCGTGCGCAAACATACCGTCTAGGCTAGCACCAACACTGACATTCTTAAATAATCTCCAGTAATCTAGTACATTGTCATCTTTAAGATGTAGACGACTGAAGTTTGTGTTATAAATCAATTTAACATCAAACATCTCACGAGCTGCTAGTTCTTTAAGAATCCAGAAATGTTCCTCCATCATCAGAGGTTCACCACCGGCAAAATAAACTTGTTCTAAGTATGGTATGTGTTCCTGTAGTTGATTCCACATGTCGTGCTCATCGCGACCAGCAAACATGATCTTAGGATAACTACGTTTACCATATAGTTGTTCTTCTTCTGCGTACCAACTTGAACTAAACCAGCCGCCACAGGTACGGCAGGTAAAGTTACATAGGTTACTGAAACGTATGTCATAGTAACGTAATTTAAAATCATCGAACTGTCCATCGGGTAGTGTTTGATCTACTATCTCAATGTGCTGTCCAAAGTTTTTATTTGTGCTGTTACGCATGCTTACAAATCCACTAGCTTCCTGCTCGTAGCATTTACTACATTCTTTGCAGGGCTTTTCTTCCAGCATGTTTTTACGCATGGTCTTATATGCGTCTTGATTCCAAACAGTAGCCATGCTATCTTGTTTGAAGTTACCGATAGGATGACGATCATCACCTAGACAGCAAGGATAAGCACGACCATCAGGAAAGCCATGCATGTGTATCCAAGGTATCATACAGAATACATCACTCTTGGTCAGGCGATCTAACTGATCAGGACGTAGATCATCTTCACTGATATACACTGGTTTACGTGTATGATAGTGATGATTTTTATAGTAGTCGTTTTGTTGCTGATCGCTCATAATGTTAGTAGTATCTGTTGTGCTATTTGTTCGTGGTCTGTTTTAGTAGGATGCCCTAACCCTTGCCGCCAAGTACCAAAATTGTCCATATTAATGTTTATGCTACCCACTGATCCCATACAACAAGTTTCAATTAATCGCACTCCTTGATGTTCACATAATACTCGTATCATGTCAACATAATTACTTTTTTTACTTTCATATTCTTCACCGTCGAATTTATATCTAATAACGGTATCGTAGATTGTGGATAACGGATCTAAATATTCTGCACGATCACTGCATATTCTAGGGTGCAGATTAATATTACTATCTGTATAATCTTTAAAATGTGTAAATGATTGTCCCTGTTTAGCAGTGGCGCACCAACTTGGTATAATAAACCATTCTCTATCTTCAGCACGCCAATACTCACGCATAGTGCTAGTCCAGCCTACAATAACAAGAGTAATTTCTTGACTTTTATATCTGGCTAATGTATTTACTACATTGTGAAATATACCTTCATTACTAATACCACATACAGAATAATTTTTACATTCTACTCCTAGGGTATTTGCTACTAAATTAGGGTAACTGTATTTGACGTTGTCTTCGTGTTGATTTGCATGCACTAATTCTGCGCCGTGTGTAACCGAACAACCAAAGGCCAATATCATAGAGTATCGTACCAGTCTGCTATTTGTGGAAAAGTATATTTAAAGTCTAGACCACGTCGCCGGTCGTATTGCTGATAAAAGTTTTTAAAGTCACGTTGTAGAATCTCACGCGATAGTGCTCCGCTGTGTGGACTATCTACTGTCTGCAGATATTCAATTAATCTTTGTAATTGATTAAATTCAAACTCATGCATATCCGTCCACGCCGCCTTGCCAAATTGTTGTAGTTCTTCTGCGTATTGTTCACGCACCTCTAGCGGTAAAATTAACGGACTTTGGAAACTTGGAAAGCGTAAAATGTTTAGACTAAAGTTAATACTATCCTTGCCATACTTTTGTTTAAGTTTGACTATCATCCATAGTAGATCTGTTAAACTTAATAAGCATAGGGCATTGATTGTACACATAACGTGGAGCCCACGCAACTTACCGCTATCCAATAAGAACATAACATTATTAACCCACTGATCCCAATCCAAGCCATCGCGTATATACATTGCGTGACGACCCCAACTTTCATTGCTTGTGTATAAATCCAGTTCAATACCATCTGTAGCATCCAATAAGTGTTCTAATTTATCTTGTTCGTAGGCCAGGTTACTATTGATTGCTAGGCGTGTAGTACTTTGTCCTTTGTTCTTTTGGAACCAATCAATCAGACGCCATGTATATCCGCTCATTAAAGGCTCGCCACCTGTGATGCGTAGTTCTTTTAATGTTCGGTGTAGGTCTGACTCCCACCAAGCAAAGAACGCTTCAACGTAAGGATTAACTTGATCAATAGTAAAAAGTTGACTACTATCGTGAGTGTGAGTAAAGTGATTGCGTCCGTCAGATACAAGATGTTCATAGGCTCCATTGCGTTTAATATCTCTAACCCAGGAGGTACTGAAAGCAGGGTTACAATAACTACAAGCAAGCTGACAAGTTCTGTCGAATGCAATTTCCAAAGTTTGTAAGTTGACATCTTGATACCACCCAAGTTTATACGCATCATCTAAATCCTTATCATCATATATTACTGTTTTGTACACACGATCACTAATTGGCTCAGGAACATCCTGGCCTGCATACTTGGGATCTTTATACATGTCTTCAATCTTCCAGCAGTACTCGCAGCCACTAGGACGTTCTCCGGCATGCATCTGTCTGCGCTGTTCTTTCTTTTGGGGTGTGTTATGCAAGGCACTAGGATTGCTTAGTATTGCTTCTTTATCAATAGCATGTGGTAAAGGGTGGTGACAACTAGTAGTTTGTCCACTGCCTAACCATATAGTAGCGTTGTACCACTTGGCCGCACAGAAGCTTTCGCTCTTAATGTCAATCACTCTACGCTTGTATTGTAGATCTGTTTCGTTAGCTATTTTCGGCATGCCATTTGCACTCCTGCCAAAACTCTTTCATCTGTGGAAATATATCTGTAAAGTATCCTATATCCGTTTCGTATGCTCCTCTACGTTTGTCATATTCATTAAAGAATCGATAGAAGTCCGCACGTTGTTCGTTGATATACTTTTCTGTAAGCTTCTTGCCATTCTTCATCCAAGCAAGGTCACGTTCCATACGTTGTATTTCGTAGTCTTTGAATCCATCAAATCTATTTTCACCTTCTTTAATCTGATATTGTTTCATCCACTTGATCACATCTTCTAAGATGCCTGTATAAGCTGGCGGAAGTATTTGTAGGCTTTGCCACTGTGGCGTTCTCAACACAGGAGTATCAAACCAAACACGTTGATAGGTTGTGCTGTGTAGTTTGCGCAATACTAAAATGTGTTCTAATAGTCTTTGTAGACCTAAGATACTAAGGTTATTCATTGTGATGATAAACGTTAAGCTATTACGTCCAGGAATCTCAGTTAAAAAACGATTAGTATAATCATTAACTCTATTAGAATTCAAACCACGACGAATATATTCAGCATGTTCAGGTATACCTGTATCTAAACTTACATACTGCATAAAGTGTTCAATCTTTGTACCAGTACACAAGTCTTTTACTTTGTCTAGATACTTTTCAAACAAACCAGGTTCAACACTGAAGTTACTAGTAACATCTACGTGTAAATCACTCTTAGGACTTGCTAAGATATAATCAAACACACGATGCGTATTCTTATCCATTAGCGGCTCACCACCAGTCATTCTAAAGTGTTTTAAGCTACCGTATAGTTCTGGCCACCATTTCCAGAACGCTTCTACGTAAGGATTATGATCTTTAACAGGAATAGGTTGTCTACGACCTTTAAAATGACTAGGGTCGTTGTGTGGTTTTGCTGTGGGATATGCTCCCCAGCGATCAATATCTTTCTGCCACTCTGTACTAAACTGTGGACTGCAATAACTGCATGCTAGGTTACAACCGTGACTAAAGTTTACCTCAACATAACTCGGAGTAACATCGGCATCCCACGGTAGGGCTTTAATAGTATCATAGTGTTCGGAGGCCCACGGCTCGCCACTGCGATAGTGACGATCACTTAAGTGACCAGTATCTTCTATATGCCAACAGTAATTACACTCTTTAGGTTTTTCACCTTCGAGCATTTTCTTACGTTGTTCTTTTTTATGCTGTGTGTTGTGTAGGGCACTAGGATGAAACTCAACTACCTGTGCATCAATTTCGTGCAATGGTGGATGGTAACAGCTATTGTTAAGCCCAGTAGGCAAATGTAGGCTTACTTGTTGCCATTTAGCCAAACATAAACTAGGACCTAATTTGTCCTTCATTTCTTCTGCAGCCGACATGAATACTGATTTACTCACGGTTCATTATTCCTTTGTTTACAAAATTACTCTTGTAATGATGTTTAAAAAATTTACTTTCTGCTGGATCCATATCTATAATAGGTAATCCCAATCGTGTACGAAGTATCTGACCTAACCGTTGGCAATGTTCTACTGGTTCATTGATACTTTCGTATTCCTTCCATAATGCCCCGAGCGCATCAAAGTCTTGTACCTTACGATAATCCCAATCTTCTAACATTGTTAAATACGTACCTTGACGTGATCCAACTATAGCCCAAAAACCATTCTCTACGTCTGCGCCTACGGTTTGCCAAATACATAAGTTATCATAGTTACGACTATGTACACGCTGTTCGAAGTCTTCTAATGAAGGCTTTGTTCCACGATCTAAACACATCTTAACACCCTCACGGAAGCCCGCTCGCCATGCTTGGAAAGGTGTTTGGTTTGGATAGGTTGTTGAATAGCAGTCACTCATAGCCCAATAGTTAGGATAGAAACAAAACTCTACATCATTTTCGGCTGAGCCGTCTGATGCTTCATGCGTTTTCATCTGATTGACGAAATCCTTTGTCCAACAAGATAAGCCACCGTTGCCGTATTGTAGGCCATTAATGTAATTACGAGCACGCCAACGGAAAACGCAATCTCTATTAGTTTCATCGAGTTTAAGTTGAAGGTTAAAGAACTCGGGGTTAGGGAGGTTGTCACCGTCAATGAGGATAAACCGATCAGTGCCACTGGCACTAGCGGCCGCCTTGTGAGCCGCGTCACTGCCCTTGACTCCATCAACTCTAGTAGCCCAAGGAACCATGTTTTGTATCTTAATCCAATTTTGCTCTTTGTTAGGTTCGTCGTAGGTTAGGTAAACTACGTCTAAGTCTGCTATATCAACTATTTGGCTCATAATATTCTACACTATCATAGGTTTCATCTAGCTCTAAGATTAGGCCAGCATGATGTTTTACAGTTTTAAATCCTTGATTACTACGCTTTAATTGTACACTCACTCCGGGGTTCATGTCAATCTTTATTAACCGTTTTTTCACAATATCTACATGATATTGAGTATAGTTGTTATATGTTTCTCGATCAACTACGATATATTGTTCACTTTCTGGATGTTTCTGCATACTACACATATGAATAGCACCAGTTTCGTCATAGTGTAAGCGATATTCTATAGGTTCCGGTACAATAGCCATGGCGGCCATAGCAGAGTTAAACTCATCTAACCATTCTTGCGAATTCATCTGCATACTCCTTGATTAGTTCGTCTGTAACCCATGCTTTATCTTGATAGTGCAAGGGATGGTATTGATTAATGTTATTAATTCTAACCATTGGCACAGGTGTCTCATACACTACTAAATTGTGCCACGGTGTTGCTGTACTAAACTTATTAATTTTTGGCTTCATATGTGTAAAGTTAATAAAATCTACACCAGGTATAGTACAGACTTCTTCTCCCACAATCTTAGCGGCCAATGCATATACTACATCAGTAGTTGGCTGTTCGTCATAACACTTAATTAAGGTATCTTTAACCGTAGTCCAGTTTTGAAATATCTGTCGAGCATACCAAAAGAACTCTGCGGCTTCTTGGCTATAACGGAAATACATAATGCCATTATAAACATCAGGTAGTTGGTTGTCATCAAACACTTGTCTATATGTTCTGTCATCACTGAGTTTGCCTAGATAATCTCTACATCCTTGGCCAAGTACAATGTTTTTAAGTCTAAACGTAGTCCACCAATGCGCTATGCTACGAGTGAATACAATGTCGCTTTCTAATTTGATTGTTTCTTTAAACGGCGTTAGATAAAACGCCTGCCATTCATTAGACAATTTCCATTCAACGTTAGCTGCTTCGTCGTTCTCAATGGTAGTAACATAGTCGAATACCTTGCGATGCTCATCTGTCACTAGCTCTAAGGTAGCTTGATCAACTGCTACTGCATACAAACTACCTGGCATAGTTATCTTAATGCTCAGAGCTTGCAAGTATGCTAGGCGCAGATAATCCACATCTAAGGTATTCTGTGCAATAGTAAAAAATCCTTGCTGTGCTTGATATTGATCTACTTTGCGCATATCGTATCTACAAAGTCTTTAAAGTTATCTGATAGCAAATAGCCTTTATCCATAACGTGTATGTTCTGACGAGGGATTACGTATCCCCTTTCTCGTTCTTTAACTACTAGCATAGAATTCTTCACAGTGATACTAGTTGTAACATCAGCAAAGGTCAGCATTGGTGTAACTATACCTTGGTCAAAATTTGGATCATAGCCGTTTAGAATATTGTTAGCAATAGTAAAAGCATAGTCGTTACGAAAGTTTCCCTCACGCATATGATATAGTTTCATGTAGTAGGTATAGTTGCGTTGTATACGGCCCACCAGGTCAAACAACATTTTTGTTTTAGCTGTTTTGCGGAATAGAATGACTGTAGCCCAAAGATAATCAAGACCAAACATGCCCATCTTTAACTTCCACGCCGTAGCAGGTTTATTATTCCAACTCATTATCCGATAATCAAAGTCTTGCTCAAATAATTTAATTAAATTAGTATCAAGCATTAGATAATCGCTGTCTATTAGAATAGTTTCATCGTAAGGACTTAGTTCATATGCTCTAAAACGATCGCCATTGCGCCAGCTGCCTTCTACATCTATTTTGCGATTTTTAAGTTCGTTACTGACATAGACTATGTTGTCAAAGCCCTGTGCTGTAGTTCCGTGCTCTGTAACTAAGGTAACAGGTAATCCTGTAGTATGTTTAACTAGTCGTGCGCAATGTTCAGCTATAGTAACGTAGCTGGTCTTTTCTGTGTCAAAAGCAAAAAGCAGTACTCCTCTAGACTTTGCGGGCACGTTTGATTTCGTCATGTTGGATATGCCAGGTGTTCATTACCATTTGATAATGTTGTCGACACAATGTCAGAAGCTCGAGCCTACTAACTAGTATTGGATTTTGATAGGTATCTTCTAGATATAACTCATCAGAGTCCCAGGCATTAAGGAACGCTATTAGCTCTGGGGTAACTTTAAACAGGCCGCTATTGTGTGTTACCTGTAGATCTGTTTGAATTTTTTCTCGTAAGATACGTTTGTTGACTTGATAGTCAGTGGCTAAACGTATTTCTTGGGTAAGGTTGTCTAAGTCGCTCATACTAGTAATTATCTAGTATAGCAACCCAGTGAGAAAAAAGCAACCGAAAAGGTTGATTAAACTGCTGCAATAGTTGGATTGCCCCAGCTAGCTGATAGATAGGTTGTTGCTGGTGGAGTGTATGTACCGTTATAGGCCATGGTCACGTTTACAGCGTCGTTTAACCCTACGTAGGTTGTAGGGATATTCCACCCAATTGTAACGGTAATTTGTAGACCGTTATCACCATTACCGCCAACGTTGGTGGTGCTTGTTTTTACGTTAAAGTTTGTATAATCACTGTTATATTCGTAACGATAATTACTTGAATAGACCTGACTTGCGAGTTGATTTGTTGTAGTTAATCCCCAATAACCAATACTATTTGTAGTACGGGTTGCGCCGTTAGTTCCTGTGTATGATGATGCGCTGTTAGTCATCACACCACCTTTAAGATTAGTGCCCAAGTTTGTCACTAAGTCGGCACTACGTAATGTACCATTATTGTTCGTAACACCTGTAATATTCCAACCAATACGTCCACCACAGTTAAAGAAATAACGTGCAGCATTGCCACTTGCCCAGGTGAACGTCATGGCTTTTGTACCTGAGAATGCCCCAGTACCGCCAGTAATATTGTAACCGGTCAAGGTAGTTGTTGCTAGTGTGCCCGTGGCTGCAGCAGTTAGTCGACTACTGTAAGAAGTATTAACCGCAGTTTGCAGAGTAGCTAGATAGGTAATAGTTGTACCTGCTGTTGGCGCACTAATACCAGACCCTGCACCACTTTGGTGTAGCCTAGCATTGTTTAATGTATTAACTAAACTTGCCCATTGCGTGGCTGTCACCGTTCCGCTGGCACTAACAGCACTAACAGCAGTTTGGCCGTACCCAGCACTACCAGAGCCCACGTTCCAAACTGTGTTAAGTTGGTTTGACCCATTGATAAGATTATTATAATCTGTAGCTTGGATTAATCCACCTGATGCGTATGTCATTTTTCTTTACCTTAACTGTTTAATTTAACTATAGCTTCAACGGTGCCTTCAGTCACTGTTGTTTTGTCTTCTAATGCGCGGCCAATTACATTGAACGCTGTCATTTCACTTCTGTCTGCAGCACGAGCTAGGCCGTTACCTGCACTTACTAAACGATCACCTTTCTTAACAGCACCAATTACACGAACTGGTACACGACCGTTAACTGCTACTGGTGGATGGGTAGCATTGGTACCTGCGCCGCCGTTTAGCAAGAAACCTGCAGCTGTACTTATAACACCAAATACTGCTTCTGACAATTCTTGTACTGCGGCTGTAATTTCTTTTAAGCCACCTAGTTCAACTACAGTACCCGGTACCATAGGAACGTCTGCTTCAAAGCGTTCTGCCAAGTCAGCATAATTGGCCTGTACTGATAAGAAATTACCTGTTACACCGTAGATAAAGTTCCAGCGCGAAGCTGATGTACCTAAACTCGATGCTGCATTAGCTGATGGTACAGCATACGCAGTAGTAACAGTTAAGTTACCGTTTACTACTGTCGCGCCAGTGATTGTAGTAGCACCGTTAACTGTTAATGAACTTAATGTGCCTCCGGTGGCTAAAATATTACCTGCGGCATTAATAAATCCGCTAGATATTGTTAGTGTACCAACTTGTGTAGTTGCGCCGTTAACTCTTAATGAATTAAATAAACCACCCTGTGCTAATACGTTGCCAGATGTATTAAGTTGTGAGAACACCGTACCCGTACCTGATGTTAAACTTAGAACATCAATGTTAACACCATAAATTGTATTGTATCTATTTGTAGCATTACCCAAATATGCCACATTGTTTGATGTTGGAATAATGTTACCACTGTGGTTTGTTATACCATTAACTGTTAGTGCATTATGTACAGCACCAGTTGATAAAACATTGCCCGATAGATTTAAGGACGTACCAGTAGTTGCACCAGCTACTGTTAGTGCATTAGCCACTGTGATTGTATTGGTACTTGCGGCAATAGTTAGTGCTGTGGTAGTAACGCCGCTTCTGTTTATATCTACACGAATATTTCTGTTTGATGTTGTTTCTGCAACAACCGCTGTACCGGAACTAGTATCAAATGTCAAGTCACCCCCAACAGTTAATCCGCCAGCTGCGCCAAATGCATAGTTGGTTGTTTGGCTAATATCGCTACGTAAGAATTGGCTAGCTGAGAAGCCGCCTAAAGTACTTGCGCCAGTTGTAGCACCTGTAAACTGTGCTCCAGCAATAGTAGTTTGACTAACTAAATTTAAACCTGGGATAATTGTACTAAAGCCAGGAATTGCTGTTTGTGGTGTAAATGTTGCGTCTTTGCTTAGAATAGCAACAATAGTATTTGATACATAAAATTTAGTTACATTGTGCGAAACTGCACCTGTGTCCAGAATACTTTCTGTTACCGGACCCGATGTACCTGATGTGCTAGTGTATGTAGGACCAATAGTAATCCAGGCACTACCGCTCCATACTTTCAATTGTGCATTAGTAGTGTCCCACCAAATATCGCCTGTTACTGAAATACCTGCGCTAGGCGAAGTTGCTTGTGTAATCGCACTTGAAATAGGTTTCCAAAGATTGTTTGCAGCATTGTAGACTTTTAAGATGTCGTTTACGTTATCATACCAAAGTTGACCTGTTAATGGTGCTGTTGGTGCTGTGCTATTACTAAAGTTTTCTAGTAATTGAACGTAGTTTTCATTTAAGAAAATACCATAACCAGCATAGTTTTTACCAATGAGCGTAAGACTAGTAGCAGTAGTATTAACTGTACCATCTGCGACTGTAGCTATCGATATCCCAGCTGTTGTAGTGACTGTATATGTCATAATTCTAACCTATTTAATATTATATTATTTATCTTAGTTTAACCGGCCAATCCTAACAATGATCCGCTGTTTTCAAAAGTAGTAATAGTTTCCCCACTTAGATAATATCCGGTACCTTTTGTTGCAACTATGGCATTAGCTGATCCACCAGCAATAGTACCATTGTTATTAATAATCAATGATGTTGCAGTAGAAACAGCATTGCCGCCTGGCCAAGCTGCGTTCCCTGTGGCACCTTGTATAGTTCCATTGTTTATCAAATAAATTCTACTACCGGTTGGAAATCCACCAATGCTAAAACTAGCAACATTAGCATTAACTGATGTTACCCACACCCCAGCGTTTACTGTAACTTTTACATTTAATGGTCTAATAGGACTACCCATTATAGTGTATAAGTTTGCATTAGTTACATTAGAAGTGATAACTGCGGTATTATGTAAGGTCTGCCAAGCATTGCCACTAAAAATAGTTACTGATTTCGTTTCTGCCCAAACATTGCCATCCCAAACATATATTGCTTTAGGAACTTTCCATTGATAGTTGTCATAAACATTGATAGTCATTTGTTAAATTTGATACCAAATATCACCCACGGTGGCTGTGCCGCTCGGTGCACTTGTACTAACAGTTTTTGCACCTTGACTATTTTGACCAGCAGTTTGTACATATCCAGATACAAACGCCTGAGTGGCCATGGTGTTTCCAGATAGTGTTATGCTGTTAACCCCAATGGCTACATTACCCACGGTAACCGCACTAGCTGTTACATTACCATTTAAGCTACCGTTAAATGTTGTAGCATATACTGCGGCAAATTTTGTAGCACTAGCACCAATGTCAATAGTTCCGTCAGCACTCGGCACTATTTTATTTTGTAGTGTTGTGATATCAACTAATGTAGTTGTTCCGCTTAAGGTTGTTGCTCCAGTAACACCTAAAGTACCTGTTACTGATAGATCATTATCTACTGTAACACTAGCATCGGCGCCGCTAATACCAATTGCCCTAGTTAGTGTACCTATATTTGAATAAAAATTTAAATTATATCCATTTAATAGACTTTGTACTGCTACCTCAGTGGTAGAAGTTATTTGATTTAATACTAATGCTGTGCTAACTACTAAATTACCCACACCTAAACTATAAGGAGTGCTTGCGGGTTGATCGGCACGTAAAAATTGATTAGATCCTACACCGTTAAGTTTCAATGCATTACTAGCATCGCCTGTAAGCTGCGCACTGGCAACGGCTGTTGGCCCTGCCAGGTTAAAACCAGGATAAATTATACTATATCCATTGATAGAAGTCTGCGGAGTAAATGCACTACTAGAACTAAAAATACCCACAACGGTATTTTCAATATACAATTTAACTACCACATGATCATTGCTACTAGAGTCTAAAATAGTTTCAACAATTGCACCACTGGTGCCGCCTGCTGAAGTAGTTGATGGCGGACCGATTAACTGCCAGCCACCGTTGTATGCATGCAGCTGATTATTAGTTGTATCAAACCATAGATCACCTAAACTCGACACCGCACCTAATGGTTCAACGTCTTGCGCCAACGAGCTACTAATTGGTTTCCATTTATTAAGACCAGTATTCCACACTTTTAAAGTGTTAACACTAGTGTCATACCATATTTGACCTGTTAGTTTCTGACTTGGTGCTGTATTTGCGGAGAAATTTTCTAATAAGTGAATAAAGTTTTCGTTAAGAAACGCACCATACCCAGCATAATCTCTACCTATGAGAGTTAATGCTGTACTTGTAGTATTAATCGTTGCGTCTTGTACAGTTGCTACCGGAGCACCTGAAGTAGTTGTTATTGAATATGGCATTCTTTTACCTTATGTTATTCTGCATACTGGAACCAAAAGTCGCCGTTGTTGCTTCCAATATCATTTACACCTGGGTTAGGTGCTGCATTACTTACAAATTTAGCACTACCGCCCCACCATGTAGTTGCTGTTTTAGCAAATTGTGTTGTGGCAATTAAAGTGTTTCCAGTTGTGTTATATGTTTGACCTTGTGTTGAGGCCGTTGCACCATTATTTAACACCACACCACTTGATGCGGCTGTTAAAACGGTTGTACCGTCAATGACAATATTAGCACTACCTGTGCCACTATCGTTTACCCATATATGGGTGTTATTTTGATAAATCTTATAGCTAAAGAAGCCAGAATTATTAACAACGAATGCAGTTGTAGCAACCATACTGTTAGCTGTTCCTGCTGGTGCTGTATCTGCTGTTGGTACACCATATAATACTGTGTCATTAAATTTGTTATCTACATAATTTGTCATAGCAACGTTTGCTTCATAGACAAACGCCGTAGTTGCGATTGTAGTGTTGGCCGAACCCGGATTCATTGTAACACTGCGTGGTAGGCCTGTTAGCGTAGGACTTGCAATATTTGCTTTTAATACAATATTGCCATCTAATATATCTCTAAAGTTATCTGAGTAACCTTTTAATGCTAAGTTTGCACCTTGTACAAATGCTGTAGTTGCAATACTAACACTATTATCACTGTCTGCTGGTGTAGGTGCTTGTGGATTACCTGTTAGTGTTGGGCTTGCAATGTTTGCTTTTAATACAATGTTTGCATCAACATAACGTTTAGAAGTGATACCGTCCGGTGTTACAGGATCTACACCAACTTCTACATAACCGTTTGTGCCGTCAATATGTAGATAACGTGTTTTTGTGCCGCCTGTGGTAGCATAAAGATCAATATCAGTATTACTAATACTATTCCATAGTACAAGAGTATTAGCAGAATCAATTGTTAAGTTAGCATTATTATATGCGCCAATGGTTACACCACTATTATTTAGAATAGTTAAATTGCCTGTGCCGCTATTATTTTGATTGTTACGGAAATAGTTGGCCGCCGGTTGTGCGCCTAAGTAACTAGCATTGTTAGCAGTGCCCCAAATAGTACCATTGGTACTAGTTGTGGTCATATTATAACCAACTTGAATTGAGGTAAATCCAGAAATACTTACGTTAGGAGTAAATTGGTCTTGACTGATAATTGCGGTACGAGTACCATTTAAGTATATTGATACAACATCATGTGATACAGTGCCGTCTGAAATTTGTTCGTATAAGGCGCCGCTCTTACCACTAGGTGTTGGGTAGCCCGGGCCGACTAAAATCCAACCTGCAGCATCATACGGACTTGTGCCATCGTAACAGTATAATTGTTTGTTGATACTATGCCACCAAAAATCACCGCCTATAGTAGTACTAGGTGCTGTTGATGAATATGTAGCACTACCTACGTTTTTCCAAGCACTACCTGTGTATACTTTAACTAACTTGTTACCACTATCATACCAAATTTGTCCAGTGTTAGGATTATTAGGGCTTACATTGTTACTAAAATTAACAAGTAATGCTACTAAATCTTCTGCTATGATTTCACCATAACCGCTGTAGTTACGACCTACTAAGGTTAAACTAGATGCCGAAGTATCTATAGTTCCATCTAAGATTGTTGTTAGTAGTTGTCCATCTGGTAAATTTACAATGTATGACATTTTATTATCCTAATTATGCTGTCAAGTTAGTTAGAGTTTGTACTCGAACTGTATATTCTATTTGTATTAAACGATTCAACGCTTTTTGCACCGGGCTAAAAATCACGTGTGTTAATAATGGCAAGCCGGCTCCTAAACCGCTTGCACCTGGTATGTGGCCAAATAAGCCTAGTTCATCAAATACATAGTCACCGGACAATGTTTGACTATTATCAAATACTGCTTGCCCACTAGGCTCGCCGTAGTCTAATAAACAACTAACCACAATATCAGTATACTTTAATCCAGGAGTATGATTTACAATCATTTTATTGTTCGCAGGATCAGTATTTGCTGCATTTGTGTCATCTACAATTTTATAGTATGTAGGATTATACAAGTCAGCATTAGCCACATTAGTATTTGTTGGCAGATACGTAATAACACCGGTTGGGTCAACGGTAGTTCCCCCGTTACCAAAGTGCATCTCAGTAATAAAGTTTTGACTTTTATTTGCAGCATTTTGCGCCAAACATACTGAGAAATTTTCATAGTGGATAGCATTAGTTTTATCAACAAATACTTCTTTGGTGATAGGATCAAAAATCTTAACCATACCAATAATGTCTAAGTTCATCGTTGATTTCATACTATGCTCGTCCGTCCATAAAAACTTCTTTTGTCTCTGGGTCAAATATTTTAATATGCCCTTGTATATGTATACCGCCACGCTCGTCGGGTTGTTTTTGAGGTTGTGTTTCCACTTTCTCTTCTTGTTTATTTGTATCCATATTCTTATTTATCTTATCCATAATCTACAATTATTTAAGCTGTTATAGTACCCGTGGCTGACGCAAACGGTATTAGCCCGTAAATGCTGTTAAATGTAGTAGTACATCTAACTTGATATCCTATTGGTCCTGTTGGGTACCATGCGTGCGCAGGATCATTTAAGTTAACTAAACTTAAGGTGTTATTTGTACCTTGAGCAAACTGTATTCCATCAATATAAGTCCAGCTATCAGTAATTACATTCCAAGTAATACCGTCAGCAGACCATTCCCATGTATACTTCATTGTTCTGCTGGACGCAGGTAGTAGGCTTTCAGTGGCTGAACTAGTAACAACTACACCAAATACATCAGAAATTGTTACGTTAGATGCAAATCTTGCTGTGCTTGCGTTTACTGCTAGGCTCCAGTTAGTAACCGGTGTATTGATTACATAAGTATAGATGTTTGTTGGGTCATATGATGGCCAATCTTTTATAAACATTGCTGCACTAGTTGTTGAACCAACTAATCCATTGCCTTCTAATATATTTCCTCCAGTTCCTGAATTGTAAAGTACATTAGCATTTACCATTAAATTACCGTATACTGTATCTGGTAATGTTTGGTTAGGACTAGCATCAGTTACCCGTACACCCACTGGATATAATACATTAGCACCGGTACCTTGGGTACCGCGGCGTATTTGGCCAAGTACATTTGTACCAGGTAAGTAGCTGATGTTTGCAGTACTTACATAGTTCCAACTATTAGCATTAACGTTACCAGTAACAATATAGTTATTACCTGCATAGTTAATTGCAGTGCCCGCAGCGTATGCTGTATTAGCTGACCATACCACAGGAGTATAGATATTTTTTTTGTAATACGTGATACGTTCACCGTTAATAAACACTACACCAGGGCGAGCATATAATGGACTAGGTTCAGTTAATAATGTTGCATCTATAACATAAATGTTAGCATCTGTAATACTTAAATTAGTTGATAATTGTGTGGTATTGGCAGTTGAAATCTTCAAATATGCTGGTTCGTTAACCATATTATCAAATATACGATAAGCAGCTACGTTTGCACCAACTTTAGTATAGATACGCATATCTAACGTGTCAAACGTAATACCCGGTACAAGTTCTTCCGGAGCACGGCTATGATATGTATCAATAAATTGACCACCCTGTGTTACTATATCTTCAGGTGCTGTACCCAATGCAATGTTAGCATATAGGCTATACAATGCTTGATCATACACGCTTGTTGATAATAATGCAATACCATCCTTGCTAAATTGTACAGGATCATACGGTGCAATATCATAACTACGTCCAAATAATGGATTTAGCGTAAATGGTACGCTTTGCGTTACTGATGTTGGATATGTTACTCCTGGTACTAATTGTTCTAAGCTGTCATAACGTGCTGTGATAGTTGTATCAGTAGCTAGTGTTACGTTGGTACTTAGTGTAACCTGTGTTACTTTAATTGGGATGCCGCCAAAGCTAATATTAGCCAATGTAAGATTACCACTGATTGTATCTGTTAAGTTAACGCTGTTTGTTGTATAGTTAACACTTACAATAGTGGCTTCAAATCCAATATTAGCACCAGTTACATACTGTCCAACTTGTAGACCCGACATGTTGGTAATATTTTCAATTGCAGTACTGCCTTTGTATAGATTACCATAAAAGTGTCCCAGGCTATTAACTTGTAAATTAATATTACCAATTAGACCCGTTACATAGCCCGCTTGTACACCACTTTCACCAATATACATATTTTTAGCAAGACTGGCTGCATTATACACATAGATAGTGTTTGTGTTAGTGGCTGTATTAGCCATAGTTACCGCAGTTTGTATAGTATCCACCGCCGGCATTACGTTTGCTGGCTCGTAGTAACCAATAATACGGTCGTTAGCATTGCTAAAGTAGCTTGCTGGACATACTGTATAATCACTAGGTATGAACTGTGTTGAGGTTGTGATATTAGAATTTATAAAATACGCTTTACGTAGCATAACATTGCCGTCTTGGAATGCATAGGTAATGATATCACCGCTACTTACACGACCATTAGCATCAAACTGTGTTTGAATGTAGGTAGTATTAGCTGTCCACACCTTGACATTACTTGTATAGTTAATACGGTCAAATTTAAGTGTGCTGTTAAATGAACGCACTACAGGGTTTTTCATTACTGCATACGCAGTAGCAACGGTACCTGCATTTATACTTGTATATCCGAAGCTAATTGCAGTGCCGGTAAATGAGGAAATATTAGCCGACGACATGGTAATTTGACTGTTTGCACTGTCAATTGCCGCAATCACTGTGGTTGCATCAAATGCTGTGTTTGCGCTCATTCCAGTGAATAAACCAGCAGTTGAATTAATAGTGTATGTGGATGATATTAAGTTTACATTGCCACCAATAACTACAATATTACCTACTACAGAACCATTTACAATTACAGTTGGGGTTGTGGTGTAGCCTGAGCCACTGTTTGTCACTGTAATAGAAATTAAACTACCCGAATTACCATCAAGAGTTGCAGTGGCCGTGGCACCGTTTCCATTACCGTCAGTGCTGATAATAGTTATCGCAGGTGGAAGGATGTATCCTTTACCGGCATTTTCAATTCTAATGCCATCTACTACAAGATTTCTATTATTGTACCATTGGTTATACGGCCATGTTTGCCATGTTGCTGAATCCTTGGCCACATACGGTGCTTCTCCGCTCGGACTACGGAACATTGATGTAAGACCAAATGTATCATAGTAAGCCGGTAAGTCAAAGTCTGTAATATCGCCGCCAAAAGTGTCATTGCCTGTATAATCTAATAGATATTCACGTATCTTAGTACGGTACGGTTTAACTTCTTCAATGTAATTTTGATAGTATGTTTGGTTATCAACTACATAGCTCGGGAACTGACTTAGAGTTCTTAGTTTATGTGTGATACTAATAAAGCTAGATTTAAATAACCAATCTACATAAGTTTGTTCAGTTAATAGATAGTTAATCATTACAAAGAACAAGTTATTAAATTCACCTTGTAAGGTATTTTTAAAAATGTTATTATATAATGCTTGTACAATCGAACGAATTTCTTTGTTAGGATTTTGATCGTATCTGTTGCTATCAAAATCTTGATTACCAAACCCTAAATTATTATCTACATAATTACCTAGTGTAGTATCTAATTGTACTGTACCGTTTTGGATGCCTACTACACCCAATCCACCGCCAACCTCAACTACTACTAGTTGCCATGTATTATTACCTGTAGCGTTGCGAATATAAATTACACTGCCGGCAATTGCTTGTAATGCAAGTGCATTAACTGTAGTTTCTACGCTAAAGTCTGGTTTAGTTGAAGCACTATATCCTGTAGCATACCAGTCAGCATATGACCAATAGATACTTGTTTTATAACTTTGTACTCTGGTGATCAGCCAACTCTTACTATCTGTTAATGTATATAAAACCCACAATCCGTTTTGTGATGTATCGTTTTTAACTAGTACACGGTATCCCGGTGATAACGGCAATGTGTCTATATACTCTAACTCAACTTCTGTCGACACTGCTTGATCATATTCACCTAATTTAAAATTAGGCTCTGCTTCTTGAGCATTTAATCCGGTTAAGTCAAATTGTTCAGCAATAGGATTAATAGCAAAAATATCATTAACATATTGAATCATTTCATTGACTGCTGATAGTCTATCAACAAACATACTTTGGCGTGGACGAATATCAACACCATATCGATCTGCTAAACTCAATGTTGGATCAGGCACCGTTGAACCCTGCTGGTCAATCCCTGCTAAACTGTCGACAAACTTGTTAACTAATTTAGTCGGAATCGGATTATTAGGATTACCTTTTTGTATTAACTCGTATTCACTGTGAATCAAATCAGTGTTAATTTCTAATTGATGATCTAAGTGAACAATGGTATTATCGGAACTTAGGTAAGTAGCAACATTGTAGAATACAATAGCATTACTGCGTATCATAGCCGCATAAGGAATACCTTGTGATTTAGGATTTGCAATATAATCTACGATTGCCTTCACTGGCAAGGTACGGCTCGGTATCGTGTCATCTAAATGAGTTTGATCGTATACCCAGAAAAAATACCTAGTAGTAATAATGCCTGTTGTCTGATCAACCGTAATTATTTCAACATACGCACTATCGTCTTCATGTTTAGGTATGCCCTGTAATGCTCCATTAGTGTTAACATATTGGCTTGGTAATACTGTGCTTTCTATCCATTCATACACATTAATCGAACTTCCTGGGAACAACTCACCCCAATGTAGACTACGATAGGTTAGTGAATCTTGTTCGTAATCAATAAAGCGAACAGTACTTAAATCCCACCAAACTTTTCCTACTTGTTTGTCACTCCAGTAGACACTAGAATTAATATCAGCTTCTGAGTTATATCCTTTATTATAAACAGCAGGATCGTATTCTGTCTTAAATGAAATATTTTCTTCTGCTTGTCCTAATATGCGCCCTTTAGCTGGATCAACAAATTGTAAATTTTCTTCAATTAAATTAGTTTGACTACTGTATAGGTACGCACGAGTTACACTATCTAAATCAACTTTAGGAGATTGATAACGTATTAGTCCCCAGCCCCTAGCCATCGTAGGGTTACTAAACACATAGATACTACCGGATTTAGCAGGTGCACCCGCTGGTGCCATAAATGGTGCTGCAATAGTAATATATGCCCCTTCAATATCTAATGCATATCCAAATTGACCGCCGGGAATTAATATACCCGGGTCTAATTGTTGTGCAAATGCATATCGTCCCGGATCCTCTACATCATCACGTGGATCGTCATATAATTCGTAAATGTAAACACTACCACTACCTGGTATTCTATCATGTAGTCTAGTAGACGCCGCGTCAAATACAGTTCCGTTGGTCGTAGTACTCACATCAATGGTTGTAAGTTCTTTAGTAGTGCCTCGAGCACTACCAATCACTAGCATGTATGCATTTGCTGCTAGTTTAACTTTTGTACCAAAATATTCACCAGGTAACCCGTAAGGATTAACAATAATCTGCATGAATGCAAATACAATCATTTCAGATTCTGCAAGTACACCTGCACTACTAGAATTCGTAATGCCTGAAAGTATACGTAGTTGGTCTTTGGCAACTTTAACATCTGAGTCTAAACGTAAATATCCGTTTTCATTTGTGGCTGTTACTCCTAAAATGTTAGCGTCATTTACATCTTGTACAAATTCGTCTAAGGTAGTTAACCTAACTGCAACATTTGATGCAGTCCACGAGTTATTAATTGCTACGTTTGCACCTGTTGAGAATACGTAGGCGTTTTGATATCCTGAAACTTTAACAATGTCACCTGTAGTACTTTCTGTCACTCGCACGTTAGCGCCAGTGCTTGGTTGTGTGATCCAATCTCCAGTACTTACAGTTACGTTGCCTGTTAGGCCTAGACTAATACGAACTTCAAAATTGTTTAAACGAATTGTATCAACTGGATTAAATGTTGGGTTTAGTACATAGCCCGTGTCAGTACCATACAATCTACCGCGGTTATGGAATTTCCATACGGCACCACTGTTATATTCTGTACCGTTATCATAATATGGTGCACCAATGTAAATCGCACAGTTATTACTACAAATTGTTAAGCTCGTACCGAACGCAGCGTTTGCCTGAATTGCAGCTAAGCCGCCTGTTAAACTATCTACACCGATTAGGCGTTCTAGGTAGTTAAATTTATTAACCTCAACAAGAATAACCTGGCCAATTGCAGGCGGATTAGTAAATCTGATTGTATTAGTACCTACTACTGTATATTGTATATTTTCAATACCGTCAATGGTAACTTTATGTACAGTTGCAATGATATTTTCAGTGTTATAGTCTTGGCCACCTGTACCAGCTACTGCATCAGTAACTGAATTAAATGCTTCAATAACACGATCGTATACATAAACTGCACCAGCACCCAATTGAAGTATACCGTTGATATCTTCAACGGTATCGCCGGGGGCACCAACAGCTACCTGTGCACCATCAAAACTTGAGGAAATAGCATATCCAAACTGTGCCCAACTGTTACCAGTAGGAACAGTTAATTTTTGTACCAAGGCATAGTAAGGGCGTTGCGTAATAGTAACGGTCGTTGCAGAAATATTAGCATTGCTGGCAATATTACCGTTGTTGATAAATCTAACGGTACGTGTGCTGTAATCGAATACATAGTCAATATTAGGTATAAATGTTTTATCTAAACTAGTAACTAATAAACTACTAGCATCACTACCCGAAGTAAAGTCTGGTGTAAATGAGTTTATCTGAATACTGCTCACTGCGGCATTGCTTCTTAGGTCGGTTGGATAAACACCATATGATACTAAGTTACCACTACTTAAAACACTAATGTTAGCAAGTATAGTTAAGTTGGCATCAATTACCACATTACCGTCTGTGCCTGTTGTTACTTTTACAAAGTTTGTAATGTTATCAACAACAATTTCTGTGCTAGAAACTACACTAAGAACAGAAGTTCTTGCGCCAGTATTAGCCTGTATTAATACGTCAGTTGGGTTAACTGAAATAGGACTGTTTAGGTATACAGTATTTTTGTTATTAACAGAAGTAAGCTGTGTTTGTACTGGAACATAACGTTTTAATCCGTATGCATAAACACTGTTATTACCCGGAGCACTGATGTATAACCACTCACCGTCTTGATTAAATGCCATACTGTAACCGAATTGGTCACCAGTAACATTACTTACAAGAATTTGACTACGATCAAACGAGTAGCTTGATAAGGTTTTGTCATAGATATACACGTATCCGTTTCCTGACCAGCTACTCGGAGCACCGATTGCTACTTTAGTATTACCAGCAGCTGTAGTTGCTAGATCAACTGAATGACCGTATGCATAGGTATTTGCGGCTGTTGGGGTCAATATGAGACCTTGATCAAATTCGCCTGCATAGTTTTTAAGGAACGTATTTACATAACCAATGCGTGTAGTAGATGATATAAATTTAGCGCCAGTGTCTATAGAAAGTATAGATAAGTTACCAGTTGAGTCAAACGTAAAATTATTATTGTATTGACCAGCATATATGTTTCCACCTAGGTTGCTAACTAAAGTTAAGTTAGCACCAGACGAAACCTGTTCGATATAAGCACCAACATTGGCGTTTAAATAGCCTGTTGTGGTAAATTGAATTTGTCCTTGTTGTGCTGCTCCGGCAACGATAATCAAACCGTCTGACGACATTTTTACTGAAGTCCCAAATCCGTCATTGGGCACATATTCACTACCGCCTTTAATTACCTCTTGATCCAGGCCCCACGGCGTTTGTTTTTCATATACCTTCCATGTGCCGCTAGGTTGTGTGCCAAATGGTTGACCTTGTACTGCGGTGGTTTCTGCATCTATGTCAATCCAAATCTTATCTCCAACTTTCCAGCCGTTGGGTGGATTTAACAACCCGTACACACGACTTTCTTCCATGTATTTAAAGCGCATGCTATCTAAACGGAATAACATACCACTACCTGTTTGTGTAGTTAAGTTACCTAGGTTAGTAATATCGCCTGTATATCTTACCAAAAGACTCGATGCACCAGTTACACGTAGTACTTGATAGAAGCCGTTGTAGGCCGCGTCAAAATTCTTAACTAAGAATATATCATATTTAGAAAGGCCGTGTGGATTATCTGTAGTAAATGTAATATATCCATTCAGACTATTTGTCACTGCGGTGATCTGATTATTAGTTTCTGTTACGCGAAATACATTCCAATCTTGCGTAAAGTCTTTAGCTACCCAAATTAGATAACCACTGCCCATATCTGCAATCTTATTATCCAAGTCAACATAATTTGTTAAGTCAAAAATTTGCAAATCTACGTCGTCAATATTTACATATCCTGCTGTAGGAATATCATTGTCATAGTCACTATTTTCAGTTCTGTTCAAAGCAACATTAGCAGAGTATGCACCATATGATTTATGCAATTGTGTACTATTGAATATAGTAACCCCATTGGCTAAATTATTATCGGCAGCGTCTACAAAACTCGCCACACTAGGGTTTACCCCAAATGCTTTTTCATCTAAGGCAATTTCAACAAACGGATTGCTAGTCAGTGCACCGTATTCACCAACACGCACTGCCCACTCTTCATATAGTGCAATGTTGCTAGTTAGGTTATTAATAGTTGCTTTGGTAAACGCATCAACTGCATTCTTAGTACCTTTTTGCGCTACGTAACCTTTGTAGAATTCAATTTGTGTTGTTTCTGTTAGACCTAAATCACTAAGGTATTGACGTTCTCTAAAGCCAATAAGTGCATGACTGTAGGCCATTTGATTTTTGTTACGTATCTTAGCGTAACTATCATAAAATGATTGACTTTCTACAGCAATTGTGCTAAAATTAGGCAGTAGGCCTGTTTGTATTTCGTTCTTGCCTAACACCTGCCAGTTTTGGAACTGAAATGTTCCATTAGCGGGGATATCTCGAAGAGCAGTATAATATTGACTCTTGTATTGTACCAGATCACCTTTAAGATAATCTTGGCCTTGGTACCAGGCATCTACTACGCCGCTGTTATATATGTAACCTTCTGGGCTTAGACTACCGTCCCAATCTGCGGTGCGCTGACCAATTAGTTTTAAACGGAACTGGCGGTTACCACTACTTGGTTGGTAGATAACGTCATTGAACACTGTGGTATTATCAAAAATTAGCGTATGTTCGTATTGCACCAATGAAACTTTTACATAACCGATAACACTGGCCTCATCTTGCAGCTCTAATTTGAACTCTGTAGGTGTTCTATAAACTGCATAATTGTTATTCTTAATAAGATTAAAGTTTTGGTCAACAACTCTACTACCGTATTGACTATCTTCGATGCCTTCTGTCACCGCACCGCTGGTAATGGCATTTAATGTGTTCGATACTGGACTTACTACTAAAATACTGCCCGCTTTCCATCCTTGTTGAGCCCAGTATAAGAATTCACGTGCGCTTAACCGCCAGTTTTTGATTTCATTTAATTGGGGATCAGTATCTGTAAATGTCCATCCTTGTGCTATTAGATAACGTTCGTAGCTGATCATAAAATCAACTACCTGTTGTTGCGTATTAAATTCATAACCGTAGGGTACATTCATTAATAGATTTTGATAATCATTATAGATGGTAGCTGTACTGTTCAGTACTTTAATTTTACTAGCATTATTGTTTATAATACTTGGAATGATTGTAAAGTAACTATTAAACAAATCATAGCCGCGCATACTATAACCATTATTTGTTTTTTCAATAATTAACGCACTGTAAATGATTTCATCCATGGCCACTGGTTTTTCATTTAGGAATACTTTATAGTTTTCATTAGGTATAAGAATACTATCATTGGTACTTGTTGGACTGACTTGTTCGGCTAATACTTCTAGATATTTTTGATCTGTAAATCCGCTTACCTTATAGGTTAAATTAACTTGAAAGTTTTGTACCAGCGGCAGTAGATATTTTGCCGGGCTGACGCCTTGGTTGATCAAATATTCAGTAATCCAGTTAATATAGCCTGCGCCGCGATAAACTGTACCAGCACTGGTATTACCATTATAGTCAACTGCAGACTGTGTAATCTGTCTATTTGTACTATCTTCAAGGTATTGAGTAATTTCTGTTGTAATACCCTGCACATCAGTTGAGAAAGTGTATAGTGCATTTAACGGAGTATATGAGTTTACGTCAATTAATGTACCAAAATACTTAGCTGGTTTTAATAACGCCAAGGCCTGTTGGGCGGCGAATGGAAAGTCGCTGCTCGTACGCCAGGCAAATTCCACAGGACCTTGTTGGCCAATAGCCCAGGCTGCGCCTGCTTGTTTGCTGTTAAATGTACGACATAACAATTGTGCCACACTGATTAAGTTACCGTTTTCATCTACTGGAATAAAATCTGACAGGCCAGGGCGTACATAATGTGGGTCAATGCCTTGACGATCACCGTAACGGATGTATCCTGCTTCTAAATCGTCCCATAGAACTTTATTGCCGCCAGTAAATGGTGCAGGACCATAGAAGCCTTGCCACCAGTCTGGTTGACTAGGAAATCCTAACATTTCCCAAGGTGTTAAATGCGGACGAATTGTATCATAGAAATACATATAACATGCACGCCAACTACCCGGCAACAATTCACCATTTACACGATCGCGACTTGAACTGTAGTTCCAAGTGAACGGATCATTGGGGTCAAAAGTATCATTAATAGTATAATCAAGTTTGTTGTTACCAACCCAGTTTAAGAAACTTTGACTTCGCACTTGGTTTGCATCTGCTAATGTATAATCGCTACTTCTAAATTTACCCGGAACTACACTAAAGATCTCGCTAAATGTAGTATTTGCAGATAATTTAATATTGTTATAGATACGTAGTTCTAATTCAAGTAAGAAGCTATCGCGATAGTCACCGAAACTTGGAGTAATACTACCATCGTGGCCACGAATAACAGTTGTAGATGTTCTATAAGTGTCATCTACAAAAATCTCAGGAGTGTATCTCGGCCATAGTCCTAACTTAGACGGAGTTTCTGGAATATAGTTACCATCAGTGTTACTATACTCAACAATTTTAATAATGTCGCCAACTGCCAACGCAATAGTAAAATCGATACTTGGCGTATCTGTTCTAAAGGTGTAGTCGAGCCCTTTAATAAGCTGCTGATCATTTAAATAAACCAACACAGCTTGATTGCTTAGTTTTGTATCACTAAAAATATTTGTAATTTCGTAATTTGTCTGCAACGGATCAAATACTTCAAAGCCGTCGATTGCTCCTATTTGTCCAACAATATTTTTTAACGGACCGTAAGGTACCATGTCACTATAATACCAAGGGAATGATTTATTTTTAACAATATTAATTCTTGTTAAAATCTTATCAACGCTGCCTATAGGATCTGTTGGGTCAATACCTTCAAGACTAGTGCTCAATTCTAAGAATTTGTTTTTAAATTTAGTGTATTCTTGTTGAGTATAACGAACACTGTTAATAAAGTTTGCTTGTTCGTCAATTAAAAATAAACTTGCATAAGGTACAGGGGCACTGTGTTTAAGAATGGTACCGCCCTGTTGCTTAATATCAATATCACGTAGATTACTTTGTGCTAATACATCACCTTCAACAATTGTACTGTTTTGTGCCAATGCTACTAAGTGGTTACGTAGCTGGCCTAGCGTTAAACTATCAATATCAATGTTCTGTGAATTTAAATCTAAATTTTGTGGAACTTGATAAAATGCTGTAGAACTTATTTCGTTACTATAGACTAAAATATCAATTTGATCGTTAATATTTAATGTAGTACTAATAGTGATTTGATTACCAACAATTGTCCAATCGATTGTAGGTTTTAAATATACAAAATTCTGGAATACTTTTACATAAGGAATAGATTGTTCATCGCTTACTGGTGTGATGTCTAAGGTAAACGTATCAGTATAACCGTTGATATTTAGATAATTGTCAGGGTTTGTTGGCTCAGTATAAACAAAGCTGAATAGCTGATATTGTTTGCTTTGCTCTGGAACTGTTAGCCATGTATTTTTTGGATCCAATGTTTGGCTATCTACAATTTTTTGAATGTAGCCTAGATTAACATTACGCGACACAATCGTTCCAGACTCGTCAACGTAACTAAAGGTATCAGTATTAAAAAAGTTTTGGAATTTAATATCACCTTGAGTGGTAAAATTCTTATAACTTAAGTAAAAATTAGTAATAGCATTGCCATTTGCATCATATACAGGTGCAACAGGGCCTCTACTTAACACACTATCAGTAGTTCCTGTAGTTGCTCTATCATATCCAAAGATCTGTGTGCCAATAAATGTACTACGAGTATACTGGCTTAGACTTTTACCTTGAATAACTTCTCCTGTACTTAGATCTAGTCTACTGTCTAAGACATCAAATAATGGGGGTTGTTGTAGATATTCTTTTTGTTGGCTTTGATTCCAATTAACCCCATCAAACCACCATTGGCTACCTTTATATATTCCTAGTTTAACCACTGTGGTATTGTAGGCAATAACATCTCCATCGGCCGCTTTTGTAAGTTCAACATAATAAGGGCCCGATGGTAATTGTAACGAGTTAACGCTATATTGAACTAACGTTAATAGATAAATTTTATTTTTAACTAGCGGGTCAGTATCGTTGCCAAAAATTACACGTAGACCTTCTGGGTAGGCAATATCGCCGTTACTGTCAAACAGCTCAATACCAAATACACTGGTATATATTTTACCTTGTAGGTCAATGAACGCATTTTGAATAGTTGTATCTAATACGTCAATTGGTGCTTTAGCAATACGCCCATCATTGACCAATTGCATATTAGATTCAAATTGTACAATAGGACGTTGGCCACGAATACCATTATTAAAAGTTGGAACAGTGCCATTATAGGCTGCTGTAGCAGTAATTACATCAACATGGAACCATCGATTGCCGCGAGACCATGCATTGCGTTCTTTACTTGCACGATTGATGGTAATGTAGTCGGGGAAATATTCACCTGGATAATTTATTGCTATTTCATCAATATATGCTTCTGGAGTTACTAGCTCGTCAACTGGTACTAATTGTATTCCGCCACCGATATCACCAACTTGTTCAACATAAAATTGACGATTTTGATAGTATGCTGGGGCTACATCATCACCAAATTGCACTTTAAGCCCTGATGTGAATTCAATACCATTAGGACTAGTATAGTTTTGCTGACCTATGATATCAGTCTCTACATCTATTATCCACCCAGCATATTGAATAATTTTAATCGGAGTATAGATATTTGGCGCAACCCCATCTTGAATCCATAATTGATCATTTTGTGAAGTCAATAAAGGAACCGTAGCAAAGAAGCCGTCGTAATCTTTAAAGAATTCTTTGTTAGCATTTGCAATGCCAAGTTTAATATAGATCTTCTCATTAACTGCTACATCTTGAGTATGAACTAGTTTAAGCAACGGGTCGCCAGATGCAATGCTTGTAACTATAGTTCCGGCAGCAATGTCTGTGTACGATGCTGTTACATTCATTACTCCTGTATCGTTGGTTAAGGTAAATTCACTTCCACTAACCGTGTCGCTGATTGTAAATGTTGTTACTGAAGTAACATCTTTAATATAGTAAGTAGTACCTGAAATTATTCCTCCCACTGCTGGGTTTCCAACAAATACCACAGGCATATTTGCTACTAAGCCGGTTGTAGTTGTAACAGTGATCTCGTTGGTACCAGATGCAGTTGCAGACAGTGCGGTTATGACATCTGTACGTTTTATAGTCGCATTAGCCGATACCGTAACAGTGTTAGGAACATAAACATATTCTTGTCCTACAGTTGCGTCATATAATAATGATACTACTTGACTTCCTACTGTTAAACTTGTACCAGCAATAATATTTGCAGCAATAGCAGTATCTAAACGTAATTTTTGACCAATGTCAACATAAACCACACGCCATACGTCATAACGATCTTCTTCAGCAATGACCGCATTGGCATCATACCCCGGAATAATATCGCCGTCATTGTCAACTACTACTGGATTCGTCCAGGCTTCTTCACCTGCATTTGTCCACGTGTTAACATCGACAAATATAGTATATCTGCTGTTTAGTTGACCTGTGATACCTGCATATTGTGGATATGCGGTTAAAAATTGGCTTAATGTTTTATTAGCTACCTGACTGTACGGGATAGGAGTAGCATAGTCTACACTAAACACAGTAGGCATATTGACATAACGATCTTGTGCGTAGGTTTGTGGTACTTTGAATGTTACTATACCGTTATCAGCACCGTTATTTTCTACGCCAAATACATCGCGTGAACTTAAGGTAGGAGTAGCACTAACTACACCGTCTATACCAGTCTCTGTTTGAATCCAAAACGGCACACCCGGTTGGTCAACTACAAACTCATAAACTCCGCCGCGGGCACAAATAATACTGTTATCAACAACACCGTTGTTTCTAAATATATAACGACCGTTAGCAGCATCACGTGTCACGGTGTAGGTAATCGTTAAATCAACCCCGCTGGTGTTTACATCAACCGGGTCAGGTCCATCTGGTAGCCAATAGTATTGACTAAAATTAATTAATTTGTCAAAACTAATCCTAGGATCAAACGTATAATAATCTTGTTCAAATAAACGACTGTGATTATTTGTTAATCCACCATAATATCCAATTTTATCTAATAGATCAATATAGTCAGCAACAAAGATAACATTGTTTTGTTCATCTTTGATTACAACCCCCGGCTCTAGCTGATAATTCTGTCTAGTCGAGTTGTATTCAACAACATAACTATCACCAGTTTTATATGTAGGGGCGAATTTACGACCAATATATCCATAAAGCGTCTCTAAGTTTGGTTCAGTTACTAACTGATCCATTGTAGCGGCTAAGAATTTCTTATTAGCATCACTTTGGAATACGGTAGGTAAAAATTTATAGGTTTTTCTTGTTGCCATGCTAGTCCCGTTTTTTGTTAACTTACTATGATTGCGCCAGTTTGATTCAATTGTGCTGCAGTAATCGCTGTAATAATTTGTACATTGTCTACAGTGGCTGCGCTTGTAATAATTTCATTAATGTTAGCATTTACCTGTAACAAACTACCAAATGCATCTGCTTGGTTAGCAGGAACAATAATAATGCTAGAAACATTGGGACTTAGTTGAACATGCAAATAACTTGCTAGTTCACTGAAGTAAAACGTTTCACCAAAGTCCCAATTACCGACATCAAAATATGTGTTGATCGCTGCGATTACACTGGTTTTAATTTCGTTATCACTAACTACTACATTAGGATTTTTAACTATCTTAAACGTGGCCTGCAATGTAGGTATTGCTTTGCTACCAAATAAAGGTTTAAACTTAGCAGGATTATAAATGATAGTGTCGCTGATTGCTTTATAGTTGTCCAGGGTACTGTAGTCAAGTTGCAATTCTTCACTGGTGGGCTCCATCGGCTGTGAAACTTGTCCAGAGGTATCCTGTATCCATGCCAGATAATCAATTGAATATTGCTGTGTTAATACATACAAGTCAATGATGTTATTTGGGCTCGGATCAATACGTCTGTTGTTAGGACTGTTATGACGATATTGGAAGTACAAATCTTGGCGCCCTAATTTAGCTGTGTACCCCGTAACTGTGTTAATTGCAAACACTGCACCGCTCACAGTCAATTGATAGAATATATCTAAATTAGGAATGTAAAATAATTGTCCTGTTTGATATAGTGTTTTAGCCTGTTCGATTGCACGCAAGGTACTGTACGATGACACCACTGTGGCATTATCTACAGGAGTTTGAATAACAAAGTTATCGTAACCAACAGTGTCTTGGAAGTATACGTATTTTTCAGCAGTGTTTACCGTAGGGTTCACAATAAGATCAAACAGTTCAGGATTATCGGGTATGCCGTCATTGTCGCTGTCGCTGAATGTTATATAAATTTTATCAATATTTACATATCCGTCAACTTCAGTAATCGACTTATTGATGTACCATATATAATCCAATGCCAATGGGTTGCTATCATCAGGATTGCTATTAACTTTTAACACCTTAATTTGATCGTGTACTGTTAGTCCCGTTTTAGCATCAAAAATCTTTGTAGCGCCATCATAGTAGAAGTTAGTTTCTAATACACTTTCAAACACGTAGTTTAATCCGTGATATAATACTGTGTATGTTTTACCTACTGTTTGAAAAGCGATAATCCAGCTAGCATCTTTGGCCTGGCCGCTAGTATCACCCGCCCATGTTAGACTAAAGTCATCAGCCAAGTCTAAATCTGTTGGTAATATAATTTTCCAAGTACCAGTGTCTGTGTCGTAGCGTAGGCCAAAGTTAGCATAGGCTTGTATATAGCCTACCATAGACTGTACTAGTGCGTTAGGAAAATCAACATTAAACACAGCAAACACTTTATCACCAATGATAGTTTGTTCATTACCGTCCAATCCCACTGCTGGAATAATTTGATTTAGTGTAACAGGTCCTGCACCACTGGCTAAATTACCTTGCCCACCATTAGTACCATCACCCACTACTAATTCAATAGCTGCATATACATAATATTTGTCGCCTGATTTGCTAGGAGTACCTGTGCGTACATAGTTTTGGCTATCAAAATAATTGCCTGCACCTGCGCTAAATCTAACAATCGCACCTTGGCGAATGTATTTGTTGCTGTTAGCAACTATATCACCAATTTGTAGGATATTACCTGCTACATCGACGAAAAAACCAGTACAACCGTTGGCAATTGTAGTTGATGTGTGCCAATATACATCTGTTAAGGTAATCAACGGATAGTCGGCGTAGAATAATTGTTGTGTTTCTGTTGACTGTGCAATTGGTGCCACACGATCGTAAATCGTACGATAGATGTCATTGGTTGTAAAGAAGTCAAAGCTAAATGTGTCAGTTAAACTGTCACGATATAACATGCCATCTTGTGAAAAGATGTTAGTGCTTGAGTATTTGCCAGTTGCGTCAATAACATCTAGGTAACGACTAACCCCAGAACTTGTACGATTAACTGCTTTTACTTTTAAAATGTTACTGAATAGCGTGTAAGGTAAGATGTTATAATCTTCACCTGTGATCATACGATTCTGTGTATAGAATTGTTGTGGAGCTTTTTGACGTATGTCGTCTAGACTTTCACGTGTACTTGAGTTAGCAATAGTGTATTGTAGACTGGTTGAGATGTTTAATACTTCGACACGGCCCGATTGGCTGACGTAATTAATAGACATAACCACACCCTGCATTTCGTCAGGTGTAATTTTGTACTGCAAACCGTTTGATGCTCTATAATATACACGGAAGTTGCCTTGCGGAATATTACTAAATGCGCCGTCACCAAATACTAAATCAATTTGATCGGCAGCCTGTGTGTTTACCTGATAGATATTACGATTTGAACTATTGTTATAGATAACATTAGTATTAGCCACAGCAGGAACCTGTGTCCATAGCTGTCCTAACGTACCATCACTGTTTACACTGTATAACCAAACGTCACTGTTATTGATGTTGTTTACGTTGATATTAAAAATGCGGTTAGGGATACTTTCCGCAAAGTTGAAATCACGCGATTGTATAATACCTTGTACAAAGTACAAGAAGTAACCTGTATTATTGCTGCCATTACCTAGCCCGTCATTTTTGTATAAGAAATTAAACGGTGCACTTACAAATGGTGCCGTTTCATATACATAACTTTCGCCTGTGCTAGTGGGACTTACAAATTCAAAATCCATACTAGTACCAGCCACTGTGGCTTTAAATGGGTAAACTGACAATCTACCAGGAACATAATTTATGTTATATTCTTCTACGTTAACACCTGCAATAGTCTGACTGCCTGCAGGCTTGCCGATCATTTGATTGCTTTCTAACGCAGCATTTAAGATAATAGTAAATTGTTCTAACCAATTGCTGTTAGCACTGTCTGCCCAATTAACCACTAGACCGCTTAGATTAATACCGTTACTGTCGAATACTGTTTCAGTTGTTGACACACTGTCAAATTTTAAATAGCCTCTGCTATTGATATTGCGTTTAGGGTTGTATGATATTAATCGTGCTAGTTTTAATACACTGTCACGACGTTGTGCAGTATCAATGAAGTTTTCGCGAGCGTTTAAATCACCACGGAAGGCCAATGATTGACCTAAGAAGGCAATCATATCGATTAATGCAATAAATTCGCTTGATTCGATATAGTCGTTGAAGTCTTCTGGATAGTACAACTGAAGGTAACTAATCATCGAAGCACGAATAGTTTCATAATCGTAGCTTTGGAAGTCAGCGTTACGGAAGGTCTGATAGACTTTTGTCCAGTCCTCTGCAACTAATAAACTCGATTGTCTTGTGGTAATTGCCATACATTATTCCCAATATAATGTATTTATCTTAGAAATAAACTGTGTAGTTAATTACTGTGCAGAAAGAGATTGGGATTCGCCGTTAAAATTTAACAGCATTGTATTGATTTGATTAGTTGGAACGTAGCGCAATTGTAGTTCAATTTGAATACCTTGGTCGTATTCTGTAACTATGATATTATCAAAACTAACACGAGGATCATAACCAGCAACGGCCGATATGTCTGCAATGATCACACTTTTTAAATCTTCTGTGAACGGCTCATACAGTACATTCCAGATAATTGTACCAAAGTTTGGGTTCATCAACTTCTCACCTTTACGGATGTTGAAATGATTTATAATGTCTTGTTTGATTAAGTCAAAGTCAGTCAAGCGGAAATTTTTGCTTGCTCCTAATGTACTAAATCCTTTATAAGTTGCGCCGGCCATATTAATATTTATCCAGCATTGATACTTGGTAGTTTGGGTGCCAGTACGCTGACCGCATACTTGCCTTGGTTAAACAATTCTGCGCCAGGTCCACTACCAGATCTGAATGACAGGGCAGCATCTGAACCCAACTTATGAGCTACACTCATCATTCCTGCTACATCAGCTGGTGTTTGATCAGCCGTAATTGCACCGCTAGACAGTAGGTTAGTGTAATTTTGATTAGTTACTGCTGACATCACACTTTCTTGTTCTGTTTTGTTGCTTAAAAAGCTAGTTGCATCGGTGATACTGTTTTTGTTTGTCCAGCTATTAGGGTTAGTCAATTGATCGTTGCTGGTAACTGTGCTCTTAATATAGCCTTGCTCTTGTAACGCTTTGTAGTCTAATTGATATTTGCCTAGTTTACCATCGCTGCCTGTGGTAGTATAGTCGTTGCCCTGTCCCAACTGTGACATTAAGGCAGTGGTTTCATCTTTAGTCAGCGAACCAGCTGGTGCAACCGCAGGTGGTTGATTACGAATATCTTTAGGAGTAGCTGCGTTTTCTACTCCCGCAGTTGAAGTTGTGTCGCTCTTAGTTGCATCGGTACCCGAGAACGAAGCATTGGGTTGTATACCTGGACTTGTCGGAGTAAATGCCCTGGCTCTAGTACCACGGTCGTAGGGCTCGTGTGTGGGTGCTATTGATACTATAGTTTCTAGTGCGCCGGGTTTACTTGACCACGTACCGCCAGATCCTGTTACCTCGGGCAGTTTACGGGTTTGTATAGGGGTTATAGCTTTTAATGAATCTGTGCCGCCACTATTCTGTTTAATGCTAGCACCCTCAAGTGCAATTATGCCTCCGGCCTTAAGACCTATTTTTGCGGCCGAATCTACTTTAAATGCGCCCACCTTAAATTCAGTACCAGAATTTGCAGTTACATTAAATTTACCCTCAGCAAGAAAATCTATCAAAGGTGTTTCTAATTTTAGACTAGTACCCGCCTTGATATTAATTTTGCCACCTACATCAAGATTAAAGTCGCCGTCAGCATGTATGTCAAATGTACCCTCTGTACGCAAGGCCATGCCTCGTTTGCTATAGGCTAAAATTTTACCATCTTTAGTTAATTCTACCCAGCTAAAACCGTTGGCATGGGCAATATACAGTGACTCGTTGCTGTCGTGCATCAAGATTTGATGACCGCCTGCTGTACGTAATCGAATAAGTTGATCTTCACCAGTAGTGGCACCGTCATCCATTAAGAACACGTGTCCACCTTTGCGTGATTTTACCTCAGTATATTTAGAATTTAATTTACCAGCTTCGAGATCTGGCAAATAACTTGGATCATCTGCAGGGTCATTTACAGGGCGACCTGGGGTACTAATACCAAATACAAAACTAGGACTTTCTCGTTGGCTACTACTTGAAACTGGGCCACGGACAATATCTCTTTCTAAGCCTTGTTTTTGATATATCGAATACTGGTATGTATGTAACGGTTTGTTATTGTTATAAAAGGCGTTGTTAGTAAAATCGCTGGTATATTGATTGAACTCCACAACCGGTACAATATCACCTTCTTGAATTTGTTTACGCTGTCCGGGAGTTAAGCTATTACGATCAACATTTGATGTCCCTGCCAGACCGGGCATCATATAATGACTTAAATGCGGATTAACGCATGCTAATCCGTAACCACGCAACGGATCGCCAGCTACAAAAATTACAATAATCTGCACGCCGATATCTGGTGGAACCATCCACATACCGTAGGTGTGGTGCACTGTACCAAATTTATTTTCTTGGCTAGGGCGATCAGTTGACGATTGTGTCTGACTAGTGTAACCTAAAAATGGACTAGTATAACTAACTGTGCGCCAGTTTTTGGGATCGTCCTCGGGACCGCCTAGGTCTGGGATATAAACTTGTAGTCTGCCGCTGCGAGTTGGGTCTAGGTTATTTTTAATAATACCAATATAAGGATACGGATCAACACGGGTGCCTGCAGCATCTTCACGACGAGCATTCTTAATAACCTTGTTGCCGGCTCTACTATCTATTGCCATATCTTATTATCCTAATATTGTTGCTCTAATATTGTTTGTCCGCCAACAACAATTGATGGGTTAGGACCTCTTGCAGTTGTGTTAAACTGCACACTAGACTGAATTGTTGCATTCATACTAAATCCCAGTGCTGGGATCGAATTTGCTGTATCTACTATCTGTTGATTTAGAGATTTTTGTTGTGCTAGAAGATTTTGTTTTCTTGCCAACAATGTAGCATATTCTTGTGATTTAGCTGCCAGATCTTTTTCACTCAAATCGGCATTGGCTGGATCATCAGCAATCAACTGATCTTCAACTCTAGTAAGTCCTCTATCAGTGGCTCTGTATGAGTTATAAACACTATCGCGTTGTATTACCAGGTCCTTAACTTGTTGTGCTATTACTTTTGCTTTACCTAAGAACTGTGCATTATTATCTGCTTCGGTTGGAACTGGCGGCGGCACTATAGCGGCTGGGGCATTTTGATTATTAATATCGGTTGCAACTCCGGCGGCCCTAACAGCTGCCAAATCTTGTTGTTGTGTAGATGGTGCAGCCTCTGCGTTATTTGCTATAGATACCTCTTGTTCTTGCCCTGGAATTTGATCAACAGCAGTATCAGTTGCTGTAGCAGTATCTGTTGTTGGCGGATTAGGTGCTTGCTGTACTGGAGTTGCAGCCACAGTAGCTGAGCCAGGTCGTTCTGCCGATTGATTGTTATTTCTACTTACATAGTCAAAGGCTACCTGTCTTGGTATTCTAGTCATCGTAAGCTCTTGAGTAAATTGTCCTTTAGTAAATGTGCTAGTTACACTAAGCACTTGGTACAATCCGCTGAACACGCTATTTCTCTCGCCCGCATCATATTTCATAAAGCCTGTGCTATCATCTATGTCTCTAGGGACCTTAAACAACACTTGCACGTATAAACTACCGTCATCCATCACAAGACTGCCGCCATCAGGTAGTAGACGTTTGTCAATTTCTGAACTAACTCTTAAAGAATTTGAAGTGTCTGCACCGTAAAATATATCGTCTTGTTTAATGTAGTCAGGATCACCAATGATAGTCATTTTTACCCTAAGCATATCTGCTTCACTACTACTCATAATACTATCTGCTAGATCAGCTGCACCGACTTCTTTAGCAGTACTTGGATTACCTGTAGCCACTGCTTTAGAGTTTTGCACAACAGGTTTCATTACTAGAGGCATTACCGCGTCATAGTTAATACCTTTAGGCGCATCGCCTCCCGAATAGTTAGGAGCATTTTGAAATTCATAATTTGTAGTAATACTATCGCCTGTAGGATTTTGGCTAGCCATGCTACTTCTATAAGCAGTTTGTTGAGTATAATATAATGTATTAAACACAATATCTAAATGAATGATATCGCTATTCTTTCCTGTAAAGAAATAGTTGTATGCCTTAACTGGTGTAACTACTGTTCCTTGCGGCGCAATATCGCTACGTAAGTTATACATCTTATAAGGCTTAACAGTGTAGGTTACTTCTTTAGCTTGTATTTTTCTTATTTTATCAAAGCCCAACGGTCTAACCTTAGGAATAATTCTAAACCATTTAAGTGGCTTATCTTTCATTGCATCTTTGCGGGCTTTATATTCTTCATTGGATATACCGTCAGGTAATACCAATTGGTCGTGAATATAAGAACTATTACGTATTACATATTCTAATAATTTGTCAATTGTTGTACCATAATTAATACTAAAAATACCCCTACTAGTATCATATGTGTTTTGACTACTGCCAATGTCGGCCATTCTCATACTAACAGCATCTTTGATGTTTTCGTTTTTCTTCATTGGGGTTTCTTTAGGAGTATTACGTTTATCTTCTATAAACGTTGCTGTTCCTAAGATGTCTTGCCCTGTGTCGGGGTCAGGTAAGAATTCAAAACGATATACATCTGCTATGGCTATTTTGCCTGCGTCTTTTAAACCTTTGTAGTAGGCATTGATAGCGGTGCCAAACGAGTCAGCATTAAGTGTTGCAGGTGTGCCTGTGGATGGGGAGGTTGATTCCCGCTGATTAGTGTCAAACTGCTGTATAGCTTGATTAAGGCCGCCAACAGATGTGCCTTCACTGCTCTGAAAGAAATCAACTATAGTTCGTGATGTTACTTCCATGTTAGCTGGCACTGTTACTGTAGTGCTTTCAAATGCAGCATGGCCATACGGTGATGCTCTAAAGTCATATACGGCGCCACGTTCTGTAATCCTAATGCCTAATTTATTGAGTTTAATTGGGAAACGTTTTTGTAATTCCGGAACCGCCCCAGTAATTTCCCCGGCATCGTCAATGGCAAAAAAATCAATCTGTACTAGATAGGGCATGTCAAGATAATTACTACCACCCAAATCTTCAGTAGTTTTGATAATTCTCTCAACCATTGTAAAGCCATACGGCTCTATAATTTCAAAATTGCAGCTAATGGCATTTGTATTGCCCGATTCGTCATTGGGACTTATGATAGTCTTCATACTGAAGTTTTCAAAATAGAAATCCTCAATCCAATTTTTATTACGTTGGAAATTAGCACTATGGCGCCCTGCACTGGCTATAATGACATTTTTAGCCGAGTATTCCTGCGTTACAACTAAATTATCGTATTCTTCATTGGTCATCATGTGTAGACTTAAAGAATAGATATAACTGGCATATCGATGTAGTCTATTAGGTATTGGTGGCGCATTTTGCACTATAAAAATATCGGTGCCGGGAGTTGCTCTATCAACGTTATCTGATTCAGACGGTATTGGTCCGGTCCAAGGCACGCCTGATAAGCTAGGTGCTGCAATTGGGTTTGAGCCCGGAGCCGCCTGGCCGGCTTTGGCACCTTTTAATTGGAAATGAGGTAAATCTTTAAAGTTCTTCCAATTGCCGCCCCACTCTAAACCTAATCCTTCACCAATTTTACCAATTTGTTGCCAGGTAGCTTGTGAAGCATGATATCCACCATTTACAGGAATAACATCAAATGCCTGCCCTGTTTCGTGTATACCCTGGCCGCCTTTAAGATTTGTAACAATTTGCCCAGGTGCAGTGCGTCCTTGCGCATATAGTGTATTTTGTTCTGCAGAAGTTCTTAGTGTGCTGGTAAGTTTAATTGGCACCCCTGCGGCAGCACAAGCGTCGATGAGCTGTTGAGCTAGTTTTTGTGTAGCTGGGGTTAGTGACGTTATTCGATTATCCATTGATACTTCTCATTAAAGCCCTAAACTTGCTACTAGATTTTGTTTTTGTGGGATATAGATAGTTACCCCGGGCTCAAAATCATATATAGGGTCTTGAATAACATTGGGGTTTCGTATAGCAAATACCCACCATAGTTTAGGGTCGCCGTATAAGTCGTAGGCTAATAGGTCGGGACGTTGTTTATAGATAACATCAATTTGATATTGTACATCTTTTGGATCAATGGGTATGCTAGGAATTGTAGCCACATCCATAAAAAACCCATAAAAATCTGTTTTTGAATAGGGACTGGCTTTGCCGTAGTTTGTTGCCATTAGATAAATCCTCCTGCACCAGTATCGCTGTTAGCTAGTAAAAACCCCTGTGCAAATTTATTAAGATCAAAGTTGTCAGCAAGATTTTTACGACTGTACATCGGTTGTAATGTTATAGACACCGAACTTCTTGTTGGCAATCGTGATGTTGTAGTAATTGTATTATATTCTGTTTTTGTAGTATTGGCTTTGGCATTGTTGGCTGCTAATTTAGCATCACCTGCTGCAGACCCGGTAGATCCCCAATTTGGCGCATAAATTTCTCCGTTGGGTCCAGTAATACTGTTAGTTGCCAAGTCTGGCGTAGTATTATTTGTCACACTTGGTGGCGAAATCTGCGACTCTTGCAGAGTGGTTCTACTAATAGGCACTTGAATATAGTCAACATCATCCGGCAATGTATGTTGGAATGATGTAACCGCACAAGGTATGTGTGGGAAATAGTGACTACCATATCCATCTAAGAACACAATCGGCGGCGGATTACCTACGTTATCACCTTGTCCAAAGAACATTTTAGTAGCACTGCGGAAAAAGTATATTGCGGCCATCAAATACTGTCCATCGCTGGGGTTTTGTACCGTAAAGTCTCCACTAATCGTAATAGCTGCCACTTCTGAGTTGTTGTAGAAATACGCAGGATAATTACTATGTGTAAGGCTTGCTGAAGAATAGTTTGCGTTATGTGTAACTGTGATCGCAGGAGTATACGGAAATATAACTCCGTTAGTTTCAACCAATGGATACATTAGTGCATTAGGTAACATCGTAGGATCTTGGTACCAAATTTTAGCTTTAGGAGATAGACTTATTCTTACTCGCCAATCATCTTCATTAGCCGCAGTAGCTCCACCAGTACCATTTGCACTTTGGAAGCCTATGTTTGGTATACCTTTAGCTTCACTACTCACACCTCCTGGCAACAGGCCAGAGATGGCGTTACGTGCGTTACTTGGGTTCAATAAAGAAAATACATCTTTGCCGCCACCTGTTAATGCACGGGTAGGTAAGCTACCAGCTGATTGGTTAAATAAACCACCTAAATTTAATGCCATATAATAAAACCTCTTGCTTTACTGTATTTATTGACTGTATTATAGTAGTATATTAAAAGGATTCCTCTAGCTATGAGAAAGGTAAATTACCTAAATAAAAGTATAAATAATATAAAAGGATTGTTATGCAGAACTTTTATGTTTATGCCTATCTTAGAAGTAAAGATTCTTCCACAGGTAAATCAGGCACACCGTATTATATAGGCAAAGGCACCGGAAATAGAGCGTATGTTAAACATTATGCTCCTCTTCCTAAAGACAGATCGAATATCACATTTATTAAACAAAATTTAACAGAACAACAGGCACACGAGTTAGAAATAGAATTAATTACAAAATACGGTAGAAAAGATTTAGGCGCCGGCATTTTACATAATAGAACCAATGGCGGAGAAGGTATTAGTAATCCTTCTCTTGCAACTAGAGAAAAATTAGCGTATGCTAAAAGAAACGAGTCTCTAGAAACTAAATTAAAGAGATCTATAGCGGCAAAAAATAGAATAAGAACTCCGTTGAGTGCAGAGACTAAACAAAAAATTAGTTCAGCAAATAGCGGTAAGAAACGATCAGTAGAGACTAAGGAAAAAATGTCTAACATAGCAAAAGGTAGATCATTATCCGCTGAACACAAGGAACATATTAGCAAGACACTAATGGGAAAGCCCAAAGCGCCATTCAGCAATCAGCATAGAGAAAATATTGGTAAGGTGCACCGAGGAAAACCTTGGTCTGCTGCCAGAAGAGCAGCATATGAAAATAAGGGGAATCAAAATTCGTAAAGTCAACTATTTAAATAATAAAGATATTCTAAAGGAAATTCATAAAAGTAAATCAACATTTTGTAGTTATGTAGACCCTAGCTATAAAGACTACGACATGATTATCTACGGTACTGACAAAATTACTAAGAAAATCATTGCAGAAGCTCGCAGTTCACGTATAGAACGGTTGGCAAAAGAAGCACAAGAAGTAGATCTACTAAACGGTATTAAAAAGAAACTAGACGAATATGCTAGTCCATTAAAAGATACCCCAAGCACAGACGTAGTATTCCGTGTTATGACCTGGGATCATATACCAATTGACGAATTAAAGCAAAAGAAAGCTGATGCTAAAGCACAAGAAGAATACGAAGCCGATGAAGATAACTTTGAAACAGAATACGACGAGCCTGTAGTAGTTAAAGGTGCAACAAAGTATACTAAATGTAATTTCCCTCCGTTTCAACACTATAAAGTTGATGCAGATAATAAACCGTATCTAGTAGGCAAAAGTCATTGGAAGGGCGATTTAGAAAAAGGCAAGTTTAGCAAAGATCATGGCAATATGACCAACAAACTAGCACACATGTTTATTAAGCTATGTGAACGCTATGCTACTCGTAGTAACTGGCGTGGTTATACCTACAACGATGAAATGCGCAGTCAAGCATTACTACAGTTAAGTCAAATTGGCCTACAGTTTGATGAAGCTAAATCACAGAATCCATTTGCCTATTACACAGCGGCTATTACTAATAGCTTTACACGTGTTCTAAATATTGAAAAACGTAATCAAAACATTCGAGATGATATACTTGAACTTAATAATTATACCCCCTCATATACTAGACAAGGAGATTGGGGTGGTGGCGGGTGGGGAGCAGACGAATAATTTTAGAAATGAATAAATACTATACAACTTAAAGGTTTTATATGATTATTAATTGTAAGTATTTGAACTGGTATTTCAATATTATTAAGACTGCTAAACTGCGCAAGGAAACACCTGGGTATACCGAAAAGCATCACATTATACCTAGGTGTTTGGGTGGTAGTAATTGTTTAAGCAATATCGCAGTCCTTACAGCAAGAGAACACTACATCTGTCATTTATTGTTAGCACGATTTACAACAGGTACAGCTCAGAGGAAAATGGCACATGCTGCCTTTATGCTAACTCGTTCGTCCAAAAATCAACATAGATATAAAATAACAGCGAGATGGTACCAGATATTAAAAGAAGGAATGAGTGCCGCAAAAAAAGGTATAGTTATCCCCCGAACAGAAGAATGGGCAAGAAATATATCTAAAGCTAAAAAAGGCAAATCGTTAACAGACAAACATAAAAAAGCCTTAACTGGGATTAAAAAAGGAATAGGGTGGACTAACGCTAGAAAGAACGCAGGCAAACATGTAGTTACCCCGTATGGTATTTTTGTATCTCAAGCAGAAGCCGAACGACAGTTAGGACTTGGTAAAAATGTTATTGCTTATCGAATAAAAACTCAGCCGACAGAATACTGTATTAAAAATGATTACCAAATCAATTGATTTCTGTCTGAGCATCCGTGTATACTGAACTATAACCTTAATATGTTAAAAGGAACAAATGAGTAATTTATTTAAAAAGGCGGCCGTTTTGACAGATGTGCATTTCGGCCTTAAAAGCAATAGTCAACTACACAATGATGACTGTTTAAACTTTGTTAAGTGGTTTATCTCTAAGGCAAAAGAAGAAGGGTGCGATACTTGCTTTATGCTAGGCGACTGGCATAACAACAGAGCCGCTATCAATATCGTTACTTTAAACTACAGCCTAACAGCCTTAGAGTTGTTGGGCAAGGCCTTTGACCGCGTTATCTTTATTCCAGGCAATCATGACTTATATTATCGTGACAAGCGTGATATACAATCAGCTGAATGGGCTAGGCACATTCCTAATATTGAAATTGTAAATGATTTCTACAGTGAAGGTGATGTTAGTATTGTGCCTTGGCTAGTGGGTGACGATCATAAAAAGATTCCTAAAATCAATGCCAAGTATATGTTTGGCCACTTTGAATTGCCACACTTTTTTATGAATGCTATGGTGCAAATGCCCGAGCATGGCGAACTACGTCGTGAACACTTCGGGCATGTTGATCATATGTTTAGTGGACACTTCCATAAACGACAGACTAACAAGAACATTACCTACATTGGCAATGCTTTCCCGCACAACTACGCAGATGCAGGTGATGATGACCGTGGTATGATGATACTTACTTGGGGCCAGGATCCTGTATTTAAAGCATGGCCTAACCAACCTAAGTATCGTGTCTATGGTCTAAGCGATGTATTACGTACGCCCGAGGCATTGTTATTACCTAACATGCACTGCCGTGTTAATATTGACATCGACATTACCTACGAAGAAGCTACGTTTATTAAAGAAACATTCGTTGGCACATACAACCTACGTGAGCTTACACTGATTCCTGTTAAAAACATGGACATCGGGCAGGACATACAGTTAGGTAATATTCAATTTGAAAGCATCGATACCATTGTTACTAATCAGCTAACAAATATTAACAGCGAGCATTACGATCCTAATCTATTGTTAGACATTTATCGTCATCTATGAGAATTTATGCAAGTGGGTGTAGTTTTACTTATGGTGATGAATTAATTAACCCGAATAGATCTGCATGGCCGGCGTTATTAGCTGATAAATTAAATTCTAATATCGACAATGATGCCGTATCAGGTGGAACTAATAGTAGAACTGTTTATCATACTATAAAAAATCTGCAATACAATTATGATCTGTATTTAATTGCATGGACTACTTATTCTAGATTTACTTTTTATAAGAACGATAATAATTTCGAAACGAATTTTAATCCGCAATTAAAACATACATTATACTCTTCTAAAAAATTTTATGCAGACTGGGGCAATACGTTATATAAACATTGGTACAATGAATTATATGCATTTAAACTATGGTTACAACAAATTATACAGTTACAATCGTTACTTGCTAGTAAGAATTATATTATGATTAATACTATGGATAATAACATCAATCAATGGACTACTAATAAAGAATCATTTATTAAATCAGTCAAACCATTAATTAACTTCGATATTATGAATGACGAACAAATATTTGATGAATTTAAAGAAATACAGTATTATATAAGTATCATTGATTTTTCTAAGTTTTACAAATGGAATGAATTCTATATAACACAATTATGTTCACAATTTAAATGTGGTCCTGTAGGACATATTTTAGAAGACGGACATACTCATTTAGCGGAATTAATATACAAACATGTTCAAAATAAAAAATCTCACAGTTAAAAACTTCATGAGTGTAGGTAATGCTACACAGGCTGTTGAGTTTGATCGTCAAGACTTAACGTTAGTTTTAGGTGAAAACATTGATCTAGGCGGCGATGACAGCGGAGCACGTAATGGTACAGGTAAAACTACTATCATTAACGCACTTAGCTACGGCTTATATGGTACTGCTCTTACTAACATTAAGAAAGATAACTTAATCAATAAAACTAATGCTAAAGGCATGTTAGTTACCATTGACTTTGAAGTCAACGGTGAAAGTTATCGTATCGAGCGTGGCCGCAAGAGTAACGTATTAAAGTTCTACATAGGTGATCAAGAACAAGAAGCCAAAGACGACAATAGTCAGGGCGATAGTCGAGAAACACAAGCAGAAATCGAACGCTTGTTAGGTATGAGTCATGACATGTTCAAACACATTGTGGCACTTAACACTTATACAGAACCGTTCTTAAGTCTTAAAGCCAACGATCAGCGCACTATCATTGAGCAGTTACTTGGTATTACTCTGCTGTCAGAAAAAGCCGATGCACTTAAAGAGCAGGGCAAGGCCACTAAGGATGCAATTCAGCAAGAAGAGTTTAATATTAAGGCCATAACTGACGCAAATGGTCGCATTCAGGAGCAAATTGAGAGCTTAAAACGTCGGCAAACTTTGTGGACTACCAAGCATGCAGAAGACGCAACAAAATTGCAAACTGCTTTAGATAGCCTATTAGAAATTGATATCGATAGTGAGATCCAAGCACACAAAGACCTTACTGCTTATAATCAAAAACGTAAAGATCTAAGTGATTTAGACAAAGCTATCCTGCGTGCTGATGCAGATTGCGTTAGAGAACAAAAGTTAGTAGATAAGACTGAAAAAGAAATTGCAGACTTAGAAGCGCATACTTGTTATGCTTGTGGGCAAACATTTCACGATAATAAACATGAAGAAGTTTTAGCAGGTAAGAGGGCCACCTTAGCAGAAGCACACAACCAATATATTGAACTGTTTGGACAGCTGCAATTATTCCAAGCAACTAGAAAAGAACTAGGTGAACTAGGCTCACAGCCAAAAGTATTCTACGATAAAGAAGAGGACGCTATCCATCATCGTAGTACTGTAGCCAGTCTACAAATGCAATTAGTAAGCAAGATGGCAGAAACTGATCCTTACGATGAACAGATTGAGGAAATGAAGACTACTGCACTCGCTGAAATTGACTATACCGTAATGAATGAGCTGATGCGTGTTAAAGAGCATCAAGAATTCTTACTAAAATTATTAACAAATAAAGATTCGTTTATACGTAAACGTATTATTGATCAGAACTTAAGCTACTTAAATGCTCGCTTAGGTTATTACTTGGATAAGATTGGTTTGCCGCATAGCGTTAAGTTCCTAAACGATCTGAGTGTAGAAATACAGGAACTAGGTCGTGAGTTAGATTTTGATAACTTAAGTCGTGGTGAACGTAACAGACTTATCCTTAGCTTATCATGGGCGTTCCGTGATGTATGGGAAAGTTTGTATCAACCAATTAACTTATTGTTTATCGATGAGCTTGTTGATTCAGGTATGGATACTTCAGGTGTTGAAAATGCCTTGGCTATCCTTAAGAAAATGACTAGAGAAAATAACAAATCTATTTGGTTAGTATCGCATAAAGATGAACTAGCGGGTCGTGTAAACAATATCCTTACAGTAGTAAAAGAGAATGGGTTTACAACCTATAACAACGATGTAGAAGTAAAATGAAACTAGCAACCTGGCATTGGCACATAGAGATATCTAGTAAATGCACATTAAAGTGTCTACGCTGTGCCCGTACGGAAATGCCCGATACCTTAATCAATACCGAACTAAGTTTAGATTTCTTTAAAAAGAACTTTACACCAGAGTTTATTGAATCCAACGTAGAAAAGATCACGTTTTGCGGTGACGACGGTGACCCTATCTATGCGCACGACTTAATAGCTGTAATTGAATATATTAAAAGTATAAAACCGGTTAAGTTTGTTATTGTTACTAATGGTAGCTATAAAAAAGAAGACTGGTGGACTAGACTAGGACAGACGTTAGATCAAGATGATCATATTCATTTTAGCCTGGACGGTAT